TCTGAGCTTCTTTACGTTTAAATCGATAATAGTTGATTATTTTTGTTTTAATCTAGCTATTTCCTCATTTAGTTCATTAATAGCCGCAACTAATAATGGCACTATCTTTTCATATTGAACAGTTAAGTAGTTTTCACCCGATTTACTGATTGAGTTACCATCAACATCCTTAATTGTATCAAATGGAGCTGGTTTAACGGCTTCTGGTAATACTTTTTGTATATCCTGAGCAATAACACCAACTTGTTTATCTACATTGGTACCAAAGAATTTATCTGCAACCTCATTTTGATAGTATGTTACAGCTCTTAATGATTTAACTTTATTCAAGGCGTCTGAAATGCTTTCAAAATCCTTTTTCAATCTCTCATCTGAGTAGTATGCGATTATATTACCGTTTGCATAGATATCAGTATCAGCATGTAAATTACCCGCATCCATCCAGACTGTTGAATCCTGGAAGCTAGCTCCAGCATTGTTATATGGTAAATAATTTGCCGTTGGATTCAATCCAGCACCACCACCAGATGAAGTACCACTTGTTCCAGCAGTTCCAGCAGCACCACTCACACCACTTGTTCCAGCAGTTCCGTTTGCACCACTCACACCCGATGTACCAGCTCTACCTGAAGTACCACTTGTTCCAGCAGTTCCAGCAGCACCACTCACACCACTTGTTCCAGCAGTTCCGTTTGCACCACTTACACCTGATGTACCATTTGTACCACCAGTTAATCCAGTTCTAATTACCACATTATTCGCATCCAAAGCCAGCAAAACTGTCGCAGTACCACCACCAACCACAGCTTTCGTTTGTCTAGCTACAGCATCAAAGTAAAAATAATTAGTTCCACCGTAAGCCCCACCAAGTGGATCACCAAACCTTTTAGTTGTGTTATCCCAGAAAGCAAAAGGTAATGTGGTTGTTGCTGTTCCGCTTAATGAGGCGGTATCCACAGATATTGTTTGGCTTGATGATAGTGCACCACCACCAGTTAAACCATTTACACCATTAACACTAACATACGTACCAGATGTACCAAGATTACCAGATATCCCAGATGTCCCAGATGTCCCAGATGTACCAGCCGTACCTGATGTACCAGATGTTGCAGACGCACCACTTAATCCTGATGTGTTATTATTACCAGAAGTACCAGCAGAACCAGATGTTCCTGACGTACTTGAAATACCACTTGTTCCCGCAGTTGTACTTCTACCTGATGTACCATCAATACCAGATGTACCAGATGTACTTGAAATACCAGATGTACCAGCTGTAGCGCTTCTACCAGATGTTCCGTTAGCACCACTTGTTCCAGCAGTTTGATTTGTTCCTGAAGTACCAGCAGTTCCTGAGATACCAGATGTACCAGCTATTCCTGAGATACCTGAAGTTCCGTTAGCACCACTTGTTCCAGCAGTTTGATTTGTTCCTGATGTACCAGCTATTCCTGAGATACCAGATGTTCCGTTAGCACCAGAGGTACCAGCAGTTTGATTTGTTCCTGAAGTACCCGCAGTTCCTGAGATACCACTCGTACCTGAAGTACCAGCAGAACCTGATGTTCCTGAAGTTGCGCTTATCCCTGAAGTTCCAGCGGTAGCACTTCTACCAGAAGTACCATCCGCACCAGAAGTACCACTTGTTGCATTTATACCAGATGTTCCCGCAGTACCATTTCTACCAGAAGTACCATCTGCACCAGAAGTACCAGCAGTGTTAGCAACACCAGATGTTCCCGCAGTTCCAGTTCTACCACTTGTTCCTGAAGAACCTGACGTACCTGATGTGTTAGACAAACCAGAAGTTCCAGCTATACCAGATGTTCCCGAAGTACCAGCAGAACCACTTGTTCCTGAAGTTGAGCTTATACCTGATGTACCAGCCACACCACTTGTTCCCGATGTACCAGCAGAACCACTTGTTCCTGAAGTTGAGCTTATACCTGATGTACCCGCAGTTCCTGAGATACCAGATGTACCCGCAGTTCCTGAAGAACCAGAAGTTCCTGACGTACTTGAAATACCACTTGTTCCCGCAGTTGTACTTCTACCTGATGTTCCATCAATACCACTTGTTCCACTTGTCGAACTTATTCCTGAAGTACCAGCTGTTGTGCTTCTACCAGATGTTCCATCAATACCACTTGTACCTGAAGTCGATGAAATTCCTGATGTACCAGCCGTACCGTTTCTACCTGAAGTACCTTCAGAACCTGATGTTCCTGAGGTTGCGGATAAACCACTTGTACCAGCCGTACCATTTCTACCACTTGTTCCATCAGCACCAGAAGTACCAGCGGTGTTAGCAACACCACTTGTTCCCGCAGTTCCAGTTCTACCGCTTGTTCCTGAAGTACCACTTGTTCCTGAAGTATTTGATAATCCCGAAGTACCAGCAACACCACTTGTTCCCGCAGTTCCTGAAGAACCAGAAGTACCACTTGTTGAACTTAATCCTGAAGTACCAGCAATACCAGATATACCAGATGTACCATTTGATCCAGAAGTACCACTTGTTGAACTTATTCCAGATGTACCCGCTGTACCAGATATACCCGATGTACCGCTTGTTCCAGCAGAACCAGATGTTCCACTTGTTGCGCTTATTCCTGAAGTTCCAGCTACACCTGAAGTACCATTTGTACCAGCAGAACCAGATGTTCCAGCTGTATTAGATATACCAGAAGTTCCAGCTACACCCGAAGTACCATTTGTACCAGAAGTACCAGCTGTATTAGATATACCAGATGTACCCGCTATACCACTTGTTCCATTTGTTCCCGCAGAACCAGAAGTTCCCGATGTATTAGATAAACCGCTTGTTCCAGCAACACCTGAAGTACCAGCTGTCCCTGAAGAACCAGAAGTTCCTGAAGTTGATGATACACCTGAAGTACCAGCTGTTCCTGATACACCACTCGTACCCGAAGTACCATTAGTACCTGATGTTCCAGCAGAACCAGATGTTCCTGAAGTTGAACTTATTCCTGAAGTTCCAGCTGTTCCTGAGATACCAGATGTTCCCGCAGTTCCTGAAGAACCAGAAGTACCACTTGTTGAACTTAATCCTGAAGTACCAGCAATACCAGATATACCTGAAGTGCCGTTTGTACCACTTGTTCCAGATGTATTAGACAAACCAGAAGTTCCAGCTATACCAGCTACACCCGAAGTACCGTTAGAACCAGAAGTTCCACTTGTTGCACTTACACCACTTGTACCAGCCGTACCGTTTCTACCTGAAGTACCTTCAGAACCAGAAGTTCCACTTGTTGCACTTACACCACTTGTACCAGCCGTACCGTTTCTACCAGAAGTGCCTTCAGAACCTGATGTTCCTGAGGTTGCGGATAACCCACTTGTTCCCGCAGTTCCAGTTCTACCACTTGTTCCTGAAGTTCCTGATGTACCAGCTGTATTACTTAATCCCGATGTACCAGCAGTTCCCGAGATACCACTTGTACCAGAAGTTCCCGCAGAACCACTTGTTCCTGATGTATTAGATAAACCAGAAGTTCCAGCTACACCTGAAGTACCAGAAGTTCCCGCAGAACCTGATGTACCAGAAGTTGAAGAAGCGCCACTTGTTCCCGCAGTTCCCGAGATACCACTTGTTCCCGCAGTTCCAGCTGAACCTGATGTTCCTGATGTATTAGATAAACCAGAAGTTCCCGCTATACCAGATATACCAGAGGTACCTGATGAACCAGAAGTTCCTGAAGTTGAACTTAATCCCGATGTACCAGCAGTTCCTGATGCACCACTTGTACCATTAGTACCAGAAGTTCCTGAAGAACCAGAAGTTCCATTTGAACCTGAAGTTGAGCTTATTCCCGAAGTACCGTTTGTCCCACTTGTACCAGCAGAACCTGAAGTTCCAGCTGACCCACTAGTTCCTGAAGTTGATGATAAACCGCTTGTTCCAGCTATACCACTTGTTCCATGTGTTCCACTTGTTCCAGCAGAACCCGATGTTCCCGATGTACTAGAAACGCCACTTGTTCCAGCAATGCCAGATATACCACTTGTTCCATTTGAACCACTTGTCCCTGAAGTTGATGATGCACCTGAAGTACCATTTGTTCCACTTGTTCCCGCAGAACCACTTGTTCCATTTGAACCTGAAGTTGATGAAATACCACTTGTTCCATTTGTTCCTGAAGTTCCCGCAGAACCACTTGTTCCTGATGTATTAGAAACGCCACTTGTTCCAGCTACACCTGATGTACCAGAAGTTCCCGCAGAACCCGATGTTCCAGACGTTGCCGATAAACCAGATGTTCCAGCAACTCCAGAGATACCTGAAGTTCCGTTTGTGCCTGATGTACCCGAAGTTGAAGAAACACCACTTGTTCCGTTTGTACCCGATGTTCCCGCAGAACCAGAAGTTCCATTTGAACCTGATGTTGAACTCAATCCTGAGGTACCATTTGTTCCTGAAGTTCCCGCAGAACCACTTGTTCCCGATGTATTAGATAAACCAGATGTTCCAGCAACACCCGAAGTACCATTTGTTCCTGAAGTTCCCGCAGAACCAGATGTTCCGTTTGAACCTGAAGTTGATGAAACACCTGATGTTCCGTTTGTTCCACTTGTTCCCGCAGATCCTGATGTTCCGTTTGAACCTGATGTATTAGATAAACCACTTGTTCCAGCAACACCACTTGTTCCATGTGTTCCAGAAGTACCAGCAGAACCTGATGTACCTGAAGTTGATGAATTACCGCTTGTTCCAGCTATACCAGATATACCAGATGTACCATTTGTTCCAGATGTTCCTGATGTACTTGAAATTCCTGAAGTACCATTTGTACCAGCAGTACCAGCTGATCCACTTGTTCCATTAGACCCTGATGTTGAACTCAATCCCGATGTGCCATTTGTACCAGAAGTACCAGCAGAACCACTTGTTCCTGAAGTTGATGAGATACCAGATGTTCCAGCAACACCAGAAGTTCCATGTGTTCCTGATGTACCAGCTGACCCACTAGTTCCTGAAGTTGATGAATTACCACTTGTTCCCGCAGTCCCTGAAGTACCAGCAGAACCAGATGTTCCGTTTGAACCACTTGTTGAAGAAATACCAGATGTACCATTTGTTCCTGACGTTCCATTAGAACCACTTGTTCCTGAAGTTGATGAGATACCAGATGTTCCTGCAACACCACTTGTACCAGATGTACCATTAGAACCAGACGTACCTGATGTTGAACTTATACCAGACGTACCATTTGTACCAGAAGTACCAGCAGAACCAGATGTTCCGTTTGAACCACTTGTTGAAGAAACACCACTTGTTCCATTTGTTCCTGAAGTTCCCGCAGAACCCGATGTTCCAGATGTACTTGAAATACCAGAAGTTCCAGCTATACCCGATGTACCATTAGTTCCGCTTGTTCCAGCTGAACCTGAAGTACCAGAAGAACCCGAAGTTGAACTTATTCCTGATGTACCATTTGTTCCAGAAGTACCAGCAGAACCTGATGTTCCTGAAGTTGATGATAAACCAGATGTACCATGTGTTCCACTTGTTCCCGCAGAACCAGATGTTCCAGATGTACTTGAAATACCAGAAGTTCCAGCTATACCACTTGTTCCGTTTGTTCCTGAAGTTCCCGCAGAACCAGATGTTCCATTTGAACCCGATGTTGAAGATACACCTGATGTACCATTAGTTCCCGATGTTCCTGAAGTTCCCGCAGAACCAGATGTTCCGTTTGAACCTGAAGTACTTGAAATTCCCGAAGTACCATTTGTACCTGATGTTCCAGCGGAACCTGATGTCCCATTTGAACCAGATGTATTAGATAAACCACTTGTTCCAGCAACACCTGAAGTTCCAGCTGTACCTGATGTACCAGCGGAACCAGATGTTCCGTTTGAACCACTTGTTGAAGATACTCCACTTGTACCATTTGTTCCAGAAGTACCAGCAGAACCAGATGTTCCATTTGAACCAGATGTTGATGAGATTCCTGATGTACCATTTGTTCCAGATGTTCCAGCAGAACCAGATGTTCCATTAGATCCTGAAGTCGAACTTAATCCTGAAGTTCCATGCGTACCACTTGTTCCAGATGAACCAGATGTCCCTGAAGTTGATGAATTACCACTTGTTCCAGCAACACCAGAAGTACCATTTGTTCCAGAAGTACCAGCAGACCCTGATGTTCCTGAAGTTGATGAATTACCACTTGTTCCAGCAACACCTGATGTTCCATTTGTTCCTGAAGTACCAGCAGAACCAGATGTTCCGTTTGAACCACTTGTTGAAGAAACACCACTTGTTCCGTTTGTACCCGATGTTCCCGCAGAACCAGATGTATTAGATATCCCGCTAGTTCCAGCAACACCAGAAGTACCCGCAGAACCTGATGTACCTGAAGTTGAGCTTATACCTGAAGTACCAGCAATACCACTTGTTCCATTTGTACCAGATGTTCCCGCAGAACCGCTTGTTCCATTTGAACCTGATGTGCTTGAGATACCAGATGTACCATTAGTACCAGATGTTCCCGCAGTACCACTTGTTCCCGCAGAACCAGATGTACCAGCTGATCCAGATGTTCCATTAGATCCTGATGTTGAACTCAATCCTGATGTTCCATTTGTACCACTTGTTCCAGCACTACCAGAAGTTGATGAATTACCACTTGTTCCAGCAACGCCTGAAGTACCTGAAGTACCAGCGGAGCCTGATGTCCCAGCTGACCCACTTGTTGAAGATACTCCTGATGTACCATTTGTTCCAGAAGTACCAGCAGAACCTGAAGTTCCGTTTGAACCACTTGTTGAAGATACCCCACTTGTTCCATTTGTACCAGAAGTACCAGATGAACCAGACGTATTAGATAAACCAGAAGTTCCAGCAATACCAGAAGTACCGTTTGTTCCACTAGTTCCAGCAGAACCAGATGTTCCGTTTGAACCTGAAGTTGATGAAACACCTGATGTTCCGTTTGTTCCACTTGTTCCCGCAGATCCTGATGTTCCGTTTGAACCAGAAGTTGAGCTTACACCAGAAGTACCAGAAGTACCGTTTGTTCCACTAGTTCCAGCAGAACCAGATGTTCCGTTTGAACCAGAAGTTGAAGAAACCCCTGAAGTTCCATTTGTTCCAGAAGTACCAGCAGAACCTGAAGTTCCCGATGTATTTGATACCCCACTTGTTCCAGCAACACCAGAAGTTCCATTTGTTCCAGATGTTCCCGCAGAACCAGATGTTCCTGAAGTTGAAGATATACCACTTGTTCCAGCTACACCTGAAGTTCCATGTGTTCCCGAAGTTCCTGCCGATCCAGATGTTCCCGATGTACTTGAATTACCTGAAGTACCCGAAGTACCATTTGTTCCAGATGTTCCAGCAGATCCTGATGTTCCTGATGTATTAGATACCCCACTAGTTCCATTTGTTCCAGAAGTACCAGCAGAACCCGATGTACCATTTGAACCTGATGTTGAAGATACTCCACTTGTTCCAACAGTACCAGAAGTTCCCGCAGAACCAGAAGTACCATTAGATCCACTTGTTGAGGATACCCCAGATGTTCCATTTGTACCAGAAGTTCCCGCAGAACCACTAGTTCCAGACGTACTTGAAACACCCGAAGTTCCAGCAATACCCGAAGTACCATTAGTACCAGCTGATCCGCTAGTTCCAGACGTATTAGATAAACCAGAAGTTCCAGCTATACCAGAAGTACCATTTGTACCACTTGTTCCCGCTGAACCAGAAGTACCATTAGATCCACTTGTTGATGAAATACCACTTGTTCCGTGTGTTCCCGAAGTTCCCGCTGATCCAGATGTTCCCGATGTACTTGAATTACCACTTGTTCCAGCAATACCAGAAGTTCCATTCGTTCCAGAAGTACCAGCCGAACCACTTGTTCCTGATGTATTAGATAAACCAGAAGTTCCCGCTATACCAGAAGTTCCATTTGTTCCTGAAGTTCCAGCAGAACCTGATGTTCCGTTTGAACCACTTGTTGAAGAAACACCACTAGTACCATTTGTTCCACTTGTTCCCGCAGAGCCACTTGTACCATTTGAACCAGATGTACCTGAAGTTGAACTTAATCCTGATGTTCCAGCGGTACCAGAAGTACCAGCAGAACCAGATGTTCCTGATGTATTTGATACTCCACTTGTTCCAGCAACACCAGAAGTTCCATTTGAACCAGAAGTACCAGCAGAACCAGATGTTCCTGATGTATTTGATACTCCACTTGTTCCAGCTACACCTGAAGTTCCGTTTGTTCCTGAAGTACCCGCTGATCCACTAGTTCCATTTGAACCAGAAGTTGATGAGATTCCTGAAGTTCCATTTGTTCCACTTGTTCCAGCAGAACCTGATGTTCCATTTGAACCTGAAGTTGAACTTATTCCTGATGTACCATTTGTTCCAGATGTTCCCGCAGATCCTGATGTTCCTGATGTATTAGACAAACCTGAAGTACCAGCTATACCACTTGTTCCGTTTGTACCTGAAGTACCAGCACTACCCGATGTTCCATTAGATCCTGAAGTCGAACTTAATCCTGAAGTTCCATGCGTACCACTTGTTCCAGCAGAACCTGATGTTCCTGATGTATTAGATAAACCTGAAGTACCATTTGTTCCACTTGTTCCCGCTGATCCCGAAGTTCCAGATGTATTAGATATCCCGCTAGTTCCAGCAACACCAGAAGTACCGTTTGTTCCTGAAGTTCCCGCAGAACCCGATGTTCCAGCTGATCCACTTGTTGAACTTATTCCTGAAGTACCATTTGTTCCACTTGTTCCAGCAGAACCTGATGTTCCTGATGTATTAGATAAACCTGAAGTACCATTTGTTCCACTTGTTCCCGCTGATCCCGAAGTTCCTGATGTATTAGATAAACCTGAAGTACCAGCTATACCACTAGTACCATTTGTACCAGAAGTACCAGCAGAACCTGAAGTTCCATTTGATCCCGATGTTGAAGATATACCAGATGTACCCGCTGTACCTGAAGTACCAGCAGAACCAGAAGTTCCAGATGTGTTAGATACCCCACTTGTTCCATTTGTTCCAGAAGTTCCCGCAGAACCTGATGTACCATTAGATCCTGAAGTTGAACTTATTCCTGAAGTACCATGAGTACCTGACGTTCCCGCAGATCCTGATGTACCCGAAGTTGAACTTAATCCTGATGTTCCATGAGTACCTGACGTTCCCGCAGATCCTGATGTACCTGAAGTTGAGGATACACCTGATGTTCCATTTGTTCCAGAAGTACCAGCAGAACCAGATGTTCCAGAGGTCGAGCTTACACCGCTAGTTCCATTTGTTCCAGAAGTACCAGCAGAACCAGATGTACCATTTGAACCTGATGTTGAAGATACCCCACTTGTTCCATTTGTTCCAGACGTTCCCGCAGAACCTGATGTTCCATTTGAACCCGATGTACCTGAAGTACCAGCTATACCACTAGTACCATTTGTTCCACTTGTTCCCGCAGAACCAGAAGTACCATTAGACCCTGATGTACTTGAAATACCCGAAGTACCATTTGTTCCACTTGTTCCCGCAGAACCAGAAGTTGATGAATTACCCGAAGTACCATTTGTTCCAGATGTTCCCGCAGATCCTGATGTACCCGAAGTTGATGATAAACCAGATGTACCATTTGTTCCAGATGAACCAGAAGTTCCCGCAGAACCTGATGTTGAAGATACTCCTGATGTACCATTTGTTCCAGAAGTTCCCGCAGAACCTGATGTTCCTGAAGTTGAGCTTATACCTGAAGTTCCAGCGGTACCAGAAGTACCAGCAGAACCAGAAGTTCCATTTGATCCACTAGTTGATGATATTCCTGATGTACCATTTGTTCCCGAAGTACCATTTGACCCACTAGTTCCTGATGTATTAGATAAACCAGAGGTTCCAGCAACACCACTTGTTCCAGAAGTACCAGCCGAACCACTTGTTCCGTTTGAACCAGAAGTTGAAGAAGTACCAGAAGTTCCATTCGTTCCAGAAGTACCAGCCGAACCAGAAGTTCCATTTGATCCACTAGTTGATGATATTCCTGATGTTCCGTTTGTTCCAGATGTTCCAGCAGAACCACTTGTTCCGTTAGAACCAGAAGTACCAGCTATACCACTAGTACCATTTGTTCCACTTGTTCCCGCAGATCCTGATGTTCCTGAAGTCGAAGATAAACCAGAAGTTCCGTTTGTTCCAGAAGTTCCCGCAGAACCTGATGTACCTGATGTACCTGATACACCATCTTTACCTGACGTACCAGCGGTACCAGAAGTACCAGCAGAACCAGAGGTTGATGATAAACCAGATGTCCCATTAGTACCTGACGTACCAGCAGAACCAGACGTACCAGCAGAACCAGACTCACCCGATCTACCAGAAGTACCAGAAGTACCCGATGTACCTGATGTACCAGATACACCATCTTTACCTGACGTACCAGCAGTACCAGTTGTACCAGCAGTACCATTAGTTCCCGATTCCCCACTAGTACCAGCAGTACCTGACGTACCAGATGTATTAGACCTACCACTTGTTCCAGAAGTTGAATTTGTTCCAGAAGTTCCAGCTGTTCCCGATTCACCACTAGTACCAGAAGTTCCAACAGAACCAGAAGTTCCAGATGAACCAGCTGAACCTGAAGTTGTACCAAGTTGATAAGAGACATTACCACTATCATCTACGACCAAAAATTTACCTTTACCTGTGGTGCTTGCCACACCATCAATTTTAAATGTTCCAACGACAACAGTATCACCCGATACTGTTAGCCCATGTCGTAAAATATGTTCGTTTGCCATGTTAGTTTATGTCTCTTTTCCTTAGTATATATAAATACTTTTAACTACTGCTTTGTTAAAGTAAATTGCGATTATTTTAGGATTAATTTTATTGAATATGAAATGTCGTATCTGTCATTATCGGCAACCGCTATTAATTGGAAGTTACCACCCACAACATTAGTCATAAATCTAAATCCACCTGTTGCACCATTCAAATCGGTAGTTGATGTATCATCCCAAACAACACCACCAGGAGTTTGATCATTGACAGATCTAAACGTACCAGCTCTAAAACCGTTTGTGTTTTGGTTAAATACAGTATAATCAACAAACATACCTCTAACAGGTGGTGTTGGCCATGCTTGTACAACAAAATTACCATTTGATACACTTTGATCATTACCAGATAACATCACAGCATCTAAACCTAAATGTAAACCTTTAAGTGTAGAATTGTATAGGAAATCAGTTAATACGTCTAACTCATTATTTGCGTTATCCCAAACAACCAAACCATTTTGAGTTGTACCATTAATATCCAAACTAATGTTTATATCACCACCTAAAGAACCACCACCTTGAATTGGTGCTGTTGTGGTAACGTTAACATACGTACCAGATGTACCAACATTACCAGATATTCCAGACGTACCAGCAGTACCAGATGTACCCGAAGAACCAGAACCACCACCAACACCGTTTGATCCAGTGTTACCAGATGTACCCGCAGTACCAGTTGTACCTGAGGTACCATTTCTACCAGATGTTCCAGAAGTACCAGTCGCACCACTTGTTCCTGACGTACCTGAAGTACCATTTGTTCCGTTTATACCACTAATACCGTTTATACCTGAAGTACCAGAAGTACCTGAAGTGCCAGATGTTCCTGATGTTGAAGAAGTGCCAGATGTACCATGTGTTCCACTTGTTCCCGCAGAACCAGATGTTCCCGAAGTTGAAGATATACCAGAAGTACCCGCTGTACCTGTAGTACCCGATGTACCAGCAGAACCAGATGTACCTGAAGTTGAGCTTATACCTGAAGTTCCAGCGGTACCAGAAGTACCAGCAGTACCATTAGTACCAGATGAACCAGATGTACCTGTCGCACCACTTGTTCCTGATGTTCCACTAGTTCCATTTGTTCCGTTTATACCACTAATACCGTTTATACCACTTGTACCAGATGTTCCACTTGTTCCACTTGTTCCCGAAGTTGAAGATATTCCTGATGTACCATTTGTTCCGTTAGTACCAGCAGAACCTGATGTACCTGATGTTCCAGCAGTACCTGAGATACCAGAAGTCCCAGCTGATCCACTTGTTCCTGAAGTTGAAGAAGTACCAGAAGTTCCATGAGTACCAGAAGTCCCAGCTGATCCACTTGTTCCTGAAGTTGAAGAAGTACCAGAAGTTCCATGAGTACCAGATGTACCAGCAGAACCTGAAGTTCCAGAAGTTGAAGATATACCAGACGTACCCGCAGTACCTGTAGTACCTGAAGTGCCAGATGATCCACTTGTTCCTGAAGTTGATGATATACCACTAGTTCCCGCAGTACCATTTGTTCCCGAAGAACCAGATGTTCCAGTTGCACCACTTGTACCAGATGTACCCGAAGTACCATTTGTTCCGTTTATACCACTGATACCGTTTATACCTGAAGTACCAGAAGTACCTGAAGTACCACTTGTTCCAGATGTACCTGAAGTCAATGAGATACCAGACGTACCAGCAGTTCCGTTAGTTCCAGCAGAACCTGATGTACCTGATGTTCCAGCAGTACCTGAGATACCAGATGTTCCCGCAGAACCAGAAGTTCCCGCTGATCCAGATGTACCTGAGATACCAGATGTTCCCGCAGTACCACTTGTTCCCGCAGAACCAGATGTACCTGAAGTTGAAGAAGCGCCAGAAGTTCCATGAGTACCAGATGTACCAGCAGAACCTGATGTTCCTGAAGTCGAACTCAACCCTGAGGTTCCCGCAGTACCTGTAGTACCAGATGTACCAGCAGAACCTGATGTTCCTGAAGTTGAACTCAACCCTGAGGTTCCCGCAGTACCATTTGTTCCCGAAGAACCAGATGTTCCAGTTGCACCACTTGTACCAGATGTACCCGAAGTACCATTTGTTCCATTTATACCACTAATACCATTTATACCTGATGTTCCCGAAGTACCGCTTGTTCCAGATGATCCAGAAGTTGAAGATGCTCCAGATGTTCCCGCAGTACCTGAAGTTCCCGCAGAACCAGATGTTGATGATGAACCTGAAGTTCCAGCTGTACCTGACGTACCAGCAGAACCTGATGTTCCTGAAGTTGAGCTTATACCTGAAGTTCCAGCGGTACCAGAAGTACCAGCAGAACCTGAAGTTGATGATGAACCTGAAGTTCCATGCGTTCCCGATGTTCCCGCAGAACCCGATGTTCCCGAAGTTGAAGATATTCCTGATGTACCATTTGTTCCAGAAGTTCCAGCTGTACCACTTGTTCCCGCAGAACCAGATGTACCTGAAGTTGATGATAAACCAGACGTACCCGCAGTTCCGTTAGTACCAGCAGAACCTGAAGTTCCCGAATTACCACTTGTTCCTGACGTACCTGAAGTACCATTTGTTCCGTTTATACCACTGATACCATTTATACCACTTGTTCCAGATGTACCACTTGTTCCAGATGTTCCAGAAGTTGATGATGTACCACTTGTTCCGTTTGTTCCAGAAGTTCCAGCAGAACCAGATGTACCTGAAGTCGAACTTAATCCACTTGTTCCAGCAGTACCAGATGTACCAGCAGTTCCCGCAGAACCACTAGTTCCTGATGTTGAAGATATTCCACTTGTTCCAGCAGTACCCGATGTGCCAGCAGAACCTGAAGTTGAGGAAGTACCAGAAGTTCCATGAGTACCAGATGTACCAGCTGATCCACTTGTTCCTGATGTTGAAGAAATTCCCGAAGTACCCGCTGTACCTGTAGTACCTGATGTACCAGCAGAACCAGATGTTCCTGAAGTCGAACTCAATCCCGAAGTTCCAGCGGTACCATTAGATCCACTCGAACCCGATGTTCCCGAATTACCACTTGTACCAGATGTACCCGAAGTACCATTTGTTCCGTTTATACCACTAATACCGTTTATACCTGAAGTACCAGAAGTACCTGAAGTACCTGATGATCCAGAAGTTGATGATGCACCACTTGTTCCGTTTGTACCTGAAGTTCCAACAGAACCAGATGTACCTGAAGTTGACGAAACACCAGACGTACCATTTGTTCCCGATGTACCAGCTGATCCACTTGTTCCCGATGTACCAGACGTACCAGCAGAACCTGATGTACCATTAGAGCCTGACGTTCCTGAATTACCACTTGTTCCAGATGTTCCTGACGTTCCAGCTGACCCACTAGTTCCTGATGTTGAAGATATACCAGATGTTCCATTTGTACCTGACGTTCCCGCAGAACCAGATGTCCCTGATGTTGAAGAAATTCCCGAAGTACCCGCTGTACCTGTAGTACCAGACGTACCAGCAGAACCTGATGTTCCTGAAGTCGATGAAATACCTGAAGTACCGTTAGTACCAGACGTACCCGATGTTCCCGCAGAACCACTAGTTCCTGATGTTGAAGATATACCAGATGTTCCATTTGTTCCAGATGTTCCCGCAGAACCAGAAGTTCCCGCAGAACCCGAAGTTAATGAAATACCCGATGTTCCCGCAGTACCATTAGATCCACTTGAACCTGATGTTCCTGAATTACCACTTGTTCCCGATGTGCCAGATGTACCTGATGTGTTAGAAACACCACTTGTTCCATTTGTACCAGATGTTCCAGCTGACCCGCTAGTTCCCGATGTGTTAGATATCCCGCTAGTTCCATTTGTACCCGATGTTCCCGCTGTACCACTTGTTCCAGATGTATTAGATATTCCACTTGTTCCCGCAGTTCCCGAAGTACCAGCAGAACCAGATGTGCCATTAGATCCACTTGTTGAAGAAATACCAGATGTACCATTTGTTCCTGACGTTCCCGCAGATCCTGACGTACCAGAGGTTGACGAAATACCACTTGTTCCATTTGTTCCTGAAGTACCAGCAGAACCAGATGTACCTGAAGTCGCACTTATTCCCGATGTACCTGCTGTTCCTGATGTTCCTGAAGTTGATGAAATACCAGAAGTACCGTTAGTACCAGATGTACCCGATGTTCCCGCAGAACCAGATGTACCTGAAGTTGAGCTTATACCTGAAGTACCATTTGTTCCACTTGTTCCAGCGGAACCAGATGTTCCTGAAGTCGATGAAATACCTGAAGTTCCCGCAGTACCATTAGATCCACTCGAACCCGATGTTCCTGAATTACCACTTGTTCCTGACGTACCTGAAGTACCACTTGTTCCTGATGTTGATGATAAACCAGATGTACCATTAGTACCAGAAGTTCCCGCAGAACCACTTGTTCCTGATGTATTCGATAAACCACTTGTTCCAGCAGTTCCTGATGTTCCAGCGGAACCTGATGTCCCCGCAGAACCGCTAGTTGTAGATACCCCACTTGTTCCATTTGTTCCAGATGTCCCAGCTGAACCTGATGTACCATTTGAACCTGATGTATTAGATAAACCACTTGTTCCAGCTGTACCTGAAGTACCAGCAGAACCAGATGTACCAGATGTATTAGATATCCCACTTGTTCCAGCTGTACCTGAAGTACCCGCAGAACCAGAAGTTCCCGCAGAACCTGAAGTTGATGACGCCCCACTTGTTCCATTTGTTCCAGAAGTTCCCGCAGAACCTGATGTACCTGAAGTTGAGCTTTCACCACTTGTTCCCGCACTACCCGATGTTCCCGCAGAACCAGAAGTTCCAGACGTACTTGAAACACCCGATGTTCCCGCTGTACCACTAGATCCTGATGTATTCGATAAACCACTTGTTCCATTTGTTCCTGAAGTACCAGCAGAACCAGATGTACCTGAAGTTGAGCTTATACCAGAAGTACCATTTGTACCATTTGTACCAGCTGACCCACTAGTTCCAGCAGAACCAGAAGTTCCAGAGGTCGAGCTTACACCGCTAGTTCCATTTGTACCTGATGTTCCTGATGTCCCAGCAGAACCTGAAGTTCCGTTAGCACCAGTTGTACCTGACGTACCACCCGTACCAGAAATACCAGAAATACCATCCGCACCATCAACACCAGAAGTACCAGAAGTACCCGATGTACCAGATGTACCAGACGTTCTTGATAAACCAGATGTACCAGACGTACCAGAAGTTCCCGCAGAACCCGATGTTCCGTTAGATCCCGATGTACTTGAGATACCAGAAGTACCATTTGTTCCACTTGTTCCAGCAGAACCAGAAGTTCCGTTTGTTCCAGATGTTCCAGCAGAACCAGAAGTACCATTTGTTCCAGATGTACCAGCAGAGCCTGAAGTTCCGTTTGACCCCGATGTACCACTTGTTCCAGAAGTACCATTTGTTCCAGATGTACCAGCAGAGCCTGAAGTTCCGTTTGTCCCACTTGTTCCTGAAGTACCAGACTCACCACTTGTTCCAGACGTTCCAGACGTTCCAGACGTTCCATCTTCACCGCTTGTTCCGTATGTTCCTGAAGTTCCAGATTCACCTGATGTTCCAGATGTACCCGTGGTTCCGTCTTCTCCCGAAGTACCGTAAGTACCAGAAGTTCCACTTTCACCAGATGTACCTGATGTTCCAGAAGTACCGTCTTCACCTGAAGTACCATAAGTACCACTAGTACCACTAGTTCCAGAAGTACCAGAAGTACCATCCTCACCAGATGTTCCAGCAGAACCAGAAGTTCCGCTTTCACCACTTGTTCCCGATGTACCCGTAGTTCCTGACTCACCAGAAGTACCATAAGTACCACTTGTTCCAGACTCACCTGAGGTTCCAGACGTACCAGTTGTACCATCCTCACCGCTTGTTCCGTATGTTCCACTTGTTCCAGACTCACCCGAAGTTCCTGACGTACCAGTTGTACCATCTTCACCTGAAGTTCCGTATGTTCCAGATGTTCCAGACTCGCCACTAGTTCCACTTGTTCCTGTGGTTCCTGATTCACCAGATGTTCCAGATGTACCAGTTGTACCATCTTCTCCTGAAGTACCATAAGTACCACTAGTTCCAGATTCTCCCGAAGTTCCACTTGTTCCTGTGGTTCCATCTTCTCCTGATGTTCCGTATGTTCCTGAAGTGCCAGACTCACCACTTGTTCCACTTGTTCCTGTGGTTCCATCCTCACCTGATGTTCCGTATGTTCCTGAAGTACCAGATTCACCTGATGTTCCTGAAGTACCACTTGTTCCAGATTCTCCCGAAGTACCATTTGTTCCAGTTGTACCACTTTCACCTGAAGTTCCAGCTGTTCCTGTACTACCAGACTCACCACTAGTACCCGATGTACCAGTTGTACCATCTTCTCCTGAAGTACCATAAGTACCACTTGTTCCAGACTCACCACTAGTACCAGATGTACCTGTGGTTCCAGATTCGCCACTTGTTCCACTTGTTCCAGTTGTACCGTCTTCACCTGAAGTTCCGTATGTTCCCGAAGTTCCTGACTCACCTGAAGTCCCACTTGTTCCAGTTGTACCGTCCTCACCTGATGTTCCATAGGTACCACTTGTTCCAGACTCACCACTTGTACCAGCCGTACCTGTTGTACCACTTTCACCTGAAGTTCCAGCTGTTCCTGTACTACCAGACTCACCACTAGTACCCGATGTTCCATTTGATCCACTTGTTCCAGATTCTCCCGAAGTACCAGAAACACCATTTACACCACTAATACCATTTGTACCACTCGTACCAGATTCACCAGATGTTCCAGACGTACCTGTTGTACCGTCTTCACCACTTGTTCCGTATGTTCCTGATGTGCCAGATTCTCCCGAAGTACCACTTGTTCCAGTTGTACCATCCTCACCTGATGTTCCATAGGTACCAGAAGTTCCAGATTCGCCACTAGTACCCGATGTACCCGTGGTTCCATCTTCTCCTGAAGTTCCAGCTGTTCCTGTACTACCAGACTCGCCACTTGTTCCACTTGTTCCAGTTGTACCAGACTCGCCACTTGTTCCACTTGTTCCAGTTGTACCATCCTCACCACTTGTTCCGTATGTTCCTGAAGTACCAGACTCACCTGAGGTACCCGATGTACCCGTGGTTCCATCTTCACCTGAAGTACCATAAGTTCCACTTGTTCCACTTTCACCTGAAGTTCCACTTGTTCCAGTCGTACCATCTTCACCTGAAGTCCCAGCTGTTCCAGTAGTACCACTTTCACCAGATGTACCACTTGTTCCTGTGGTTCCATCTTCACCAGAAGTTCCAGATGTTCCAGTAGAACCAGATTCTCCCGAAGTTCCAGATGTTCCTGTTGTACCATCTTCACCTGAAGTTCCACTTGTTCCAGTTGTACCACTTTCACCAGACGTACCTGATGTTCCAGATGTACCATCTTCCCCACTTGTTCCAGCGGTTCCGTTTGACCCACTTGAACCAGAAGTACCAGAGATACCAGAAGTACCATCAATACCATTTATACCATTTAATCCACTTGTTCCACTTGTTCCTGAAGTACCCGATGTTCCATCTTCACCTGAAGTTCCAGCTGTTCCAGTAGAACCAGATTCACCACTTGTACCCGATGTTCCCGTGGTTCCGTCTTCACCAGATGTTCCATAAGTACCAGAAGTTCCAGATTCTCCTGAGGTTCCAGACGTACCAGTTGTACCATCTTCACCACTTGTTCCGTATGTTCCTGAAGTCCCAGATTCTCCACTAGTACCCGATGTACCAGTTGTACCATCTTCTCCCGATGTTCCAGCTGTTCCTGAAGTCCCAGATTCACCTGAAGTTCCTGACGTACCAGTTGTACCGTCTTCACCTGAAGTTCCGTATGTTCCCGAAGTTCCTGACTCACCTGAAGTCCCACTTGTTCCAGTCGTACCATCTTCCCCAGATGTTCCATAAGTACCACTAGTTCCAGATTCACCTGATGTTCCTGACGTACCAGTTGTACCATCTTCACCTGAAGTTCCGTATGTTCCCGATGTACCAGACTCACCACTTGTTCCAGACGTTCCCGTAGAACCGTCTTCACCTGAAGTTCCAGCTGTTCCATTTGATCCACTCGTTCCAGACTCACCTGAAGTTCCAGAAACACCATTTACACCACTAATACCATTTGTACCTGAAGTCCCAGATTCTCCCGAAGTACCTGACGTACCAGTTGTACCGTCTTCACCAGAAGTACCATAAGTACCTGAAGTTCCAGACTCACCACTTGTTCCACTTGTTCCAGTTGTTCCGTCTTCACCACTTGTTCCGTATGTTCCTGATGTGCCAGACTCACCACTTGTACCCGATGTACCCGTGGTTCCGTCTTCACCAGATGTCCCATAAGTACCAGAAGTTCCACTTTCACCAGATGTTCCAGACGTACCTGTAGTTCCACTTTCACCACTAGTACCAGATGTTCCTGTTGTACCATCTTCACCAGATGTCCCATAAGTACCAGAAGTTCCACTTTCACCTGATGTTCCAGATGTACCCGTAGTTCCGTCTTCACCTGAAGTACCATAAGTTCCACTTGTTCCACTTTCACCACTAGTACCAGATGTACCACTTGTTCCGTCTTCACCACTTGTTCCGTATGTTCCTGAAGTCCCAGATTCTCCACTAGTACCAGATGTACCACTTGTTCCGTCCTCACCTGAAGTTCCAGATGTTCCATTAGATCCACTTGAACCCGATGTTCCAGAGATACCAGAAGTACCGTCAATACCATTTATACCATTTAACCCACTTGTCCCTGATGTACCAGAAGTTCCACTTGTCCCATCCTCTCCTGAAGTTCCAGCTGTTCCAGTAGACCCAGATTCACCTGAAGTTCCTGACGTACCAGTTGTACCATCTTCACCAGAAGTTCCAGATGTTCCAGTAGACCCAGATTCACCTGAAGTTCCAGATGTACCCGTAGTTCCGTCTTCTCCCGAAGTACCGTAAGTACCACTAGTTCCACTTTCACCAGATGTACCCGATGTTCCAGTTGTTCCACTTTCACCAGATGTACCCGATGTACCAGTTGTACCATCTTCACCGCTTGTTCCGTATGTTCCTGAAGTTCCTGACTCACCAGAAGTTCCTGATGTTCCCGTTGTACCATCTTCACCAGATGTTCCACTTGTTCCTGTACTACCAGATTCACCTGAAGTTCCACTTGTTCCAGTTGTACCATCTTCACCACTTGTTCCGTATGTTCCTGAAGTTCCAGATTCACCTGATGTTCCTGATGTACCACTTGTTCCATCCTCACCTGAAGTACCATTTGTCCCTGCTGTACCACTTGTTCCAGATTCTCCTGAAGTTCCAGAAACACCATTTACACCACTAATACCATTTGTACCTGAAGTTCCAGATTCTCCCGAAGTTCCACTTGTTCCCGTTGTACCATCCTCCCCTGAAGTTCCATAGGTACCAGAAGTTCCAGACTCACCACTTGTTCCACTTGTTCCAGTTGTACCATCTTCACCTGATGTACCATTAGTACCCGTTGTTCCAGATTCACCACTTGTTCCACTTGTTCCAGTCGTACCATCTTCACCACTTGTTCCAGACGTTCCTGACGTACCAGACTCACCACTTGTTCCACTTGTTCCAGTTGTACCATCTTCACCGCTTGTTCCGTATGTTCCTGAAGTTCCAGATTCCCCTGAGGTTCCAGAAGTTCCTGAAGTACCATCTTCACCGCTTGTTCCGTATGTTCCACTTGTTCCAGACTCACCTGAAGTTCCAGATGTACCAGTTGTCCCATCCTCACCCGATGTTCCAGATGTCCCACTTGTTCCAGACTCACCACTTGTACCAGCCGTACCTGTTGTACCGTCTTCACCACTTGTTCCAGCTGTACCCGTTGTTCCCGATTCCCCTGATGTTCCTGAGGTACCTGTCGTTCCATCTTCCCCAGATGTGCCCGCAGTACCATTAGATCCACTTGAACCCGATGTTCCAGAGATACCAGAAGTACCGTCAATACCATTTATACCATTTAAGCCAGAAGTCCCACTTGTTCCTGATGTGCCTGATGTTCCATCCTCACCGCTTGTTCCGTATGTTCCACTTGTTCCAGACTCACCTGAAGTACCACTTGTTCCTGTGGTTCCATCTTCACCAGATGTCCCATAAGTACCAGAAGTTCCACTTTCACCAGATGTTCCAGACGTTCCCGTAGAACCGTCTTCACCTGAAGTTCCAGCTGTTCCTGTACTACCAGATTCACCTGAAGTTCCACTTGTTCCTGTAGTTCCATCTTCACCAGATGTACCTGATGTTCCAGATTCTCCCGAAGTTCCACTTGTTCCTGTAGTTCCATCTTCACCAGATGTACCTGATGTTCCAGACTCACCACTTGTACCCGATGTTCCTGAGGTACCATCTTCACCACTTGTTCCGTATGTTCCAGATTCACCCGATGTACCCGCAGTTCCAGAAGTACCAGATGTACCCGCAGTTCCAGAAGTACCATTAGTGCCTGAGTATCCAGAATCACCTTGCAACATCATACCAATTTGCTTAGCAACAACAATAATTGATGGTGCTGCTGGGTGTGGGTACGGTGTTGCTTGTGCTGGTACTGCTGTTAATTGCACATGATTAGAACTAGAAGCAAATAAGATCTCAATATAATCACCCGCATTAAATTCTGAAATAATTGAAACGAATGGTAAATTTTTAACTGAATTTGAAACTAAACCTAATATGGAATCAGTTCTAATAATGTCAGTACCATTTTTTCTAAGCCATATGTCAACATCAGCTTGAGCACCACCTTGAGTTTTTTCAATTTGAGCTGAATACCCTACCTCATATACACCAGTATTAACAAATGTTATTTGTGAACCAGCTACTACATTAATTTCATTAGATATTTCAGTTGTATCATATGTAACAACTGTTGGTGTGTTAGCACCAGAAACCACTTGTGTTGTTGAATCACTAAATGACCCATAATAATTAGCCCCACTCGCTGAGGTTCCGCTAGTTCCCGATGTACCGTTTTCACCTGAAGAACCAGAAGTTCCAGACTCACCTGAAGAACCAGAAGTTCCGCTTTCACCAGCTGTTCCAGACGTACCAGACTCACCCGATGTACCAGAAGTACCATCTATACCTGATGTGCCAGCGATACCCGATGTACCTGATGTTCCGTTTAATACCGAAGTTGCGGGTATCCAGTTTACACCATCGTATAGAATATATAATATACCATCAGCATCATTAAACCACAAAGCCCCAGCAGTTAAACCTGTTGGGGGTGTGGATGAAATTGTTGCACCTGGATTTATTTGTGTGTATGTAAAATCACCAGTAGCTGGGTCATACGTTACAATATACTCTGGCGTTACCGCTGGAGATAAGTGTTTATTAACCCAATTGGTACCATCAAAGACCAAAAAGTCTCCAGTGGTTACACCAGTAGAAATTACAACATCAGTTAGATCGTCTAGACCTAAATTTTGTATTGCATTATTTAGATTTTCAAAGTTTGCGTCTAACTCACCAAACGTAAGCGGACGTTGCAGTACATGCCTTAAATATATTACAGCCATTTATTATCGATATTAAACTAATCATAAATAGTTTAATTTTCGATTAAGTCAATGAAATATCTAAAATAATTTTATTGTTTTTGCTGTATATCTAAAACGATTTTATTCTTTTTGCTATCGTAACTAATATTAAATTGACATTCTTTAGGCATACCACTTTTAAGCAACTCATCTGACATTGGATCCTCGATATACTTTTGAATTGTTCTTTGTAATTCTCTAGCACCATAATTTTTATTAAAACCAAGTTCAGCTAATTTTTCCTTTGCTGTTTTTGAGATTTTGAAAGAATAATTAGATTCTTTTAATCTATCTGATAACTCATTCAATTGTAAGTCAATGATTTTTAAAATTTCCCCTTGACCCAAATAGTTAAAATATACAATCTCATCCAAGCGATTTAAAAATTCTGGTTTGAATGCTTTTTTTAGACTTTTTTCTATAATATCTTGTGAGGATTTTAATGAATCTTCGTCAGTTGAGAACCCAATTTTTACACCAAAATCCTGCACATCTTTTAAACCAATATTTGATGTCATAATTATTATGGTGTTTTTAAAATTAATTTTTCTACCAGATCCATCCGTTAAATGACCCTCATCCAATAATTGTAATAAAACGTTAAACACATCTGGGTGAGCCTTTTCAATTTCATCAAATAACACTAATGAGTATGGTTTATTCTTAACCTTTTCAGTTAATTGCCCACCTTCATTATAACCAATATAACCTGGAGGTGAACCAATCAATTTAGATGTGTTGAATTTTTCACCATATTCCGACATATCAATTCGAATCATAGCATCCTCACTACCAAAAATCTTTTCAGCTAATACTTTAGCTAATTCGGTTTTACCCACACCTGTAGGCCCAATAAACAAGAATGAACCAATTGGTCTATTTTGTCTACGGATACCCGTTCTATTTCTCTTAATAGCTGAAGCCACCTTCTGTATAGCCTCATCCTGACCAATTACTGTATTTGAGATTTCTTTATCAATATTAATTAATTTTTTAATCTCGTTTTGTGATATTTTACTAATAGGGATACCAGTCATCATTGAAACAACTTCGCAAATCATTTCATCTGTAACAACCATTCTTTTTGTGTTAATGGTGTCCTTCCAAATTTTAGTTTCTTTTTCTAATTCAGTGGTTGTTTTTTTCTCTAAATCACGCAAATCGGCTGCTTTTTCATAATTTTGACTCTTAACAACCTCACTTTTTTGCTTTTTAATTTCTTTTATTGAATCCTCAAGCTCCTTAATTTTTTGCGGTGGCTTTATGCTAACTTGAGTTCTAGAACCAGCCTCATCCAAAATATCAATGGCTTTATCTGGGAATTCACGATTTGTGATGTACCTATCAGATAATCTAATGATCTCATCAATAGCATCATCAGTATATTCCACTTTATGGAAATCTTGATACTTTTCACGTATATTCATTAAGATTTCTTTTGTTTGTTCCAATGTAGGTGGGTTAACTATTACTTTTTGAAATCTCCTATCTAAAGCACCGTCTTTTTCAATATGCTCACGATATTCATCTAAAGTTGTAGCACCAATACATTGAACTTCACCACGTGCCAAAGCTGGTTTAAATACGTTTGCGGCATCTAATGAACCAGAAGAGTTACCAGCACCAACTAACGTATGTAATTCGTCAACAAATAAAATAATATTTGGGTTATCCCTAACCTCATCTAATAAACCTTTAATTCTTTCCTCAAATTGACCACGGTATTTAGTTCCAGCCACCATTGATGTTAAATCTAATGTAACCAATCGCTTACCTTGTAAAGGTCTAGGGCATTCATTTTTTGCGATTTTAATTGCTAGACCTTCAGCGATTGCTGTTTTACCAACACCAGGATCACCGATTAAAACTGGGTTGTTTTTCTTACGTCTTGTTAATATTTGAGCCACACGCTCAACCTCACTATCTCTACCAATAATAGGATCTAATTTATCATCATTAGCCAATGCCGTTAAATCCCTACCAAAATTGTCTAAGATTGGTGTTTTGCTTTTTGTTTTATTTGTTTGGTTTTCGTTTTGAAAGTTTTTTTTGTTATTATCTTCATCAGAGAAATACATAGCCGATACATTTAATTGCTTTAATTTTTGTTTAATAAAAGTTTTAGAAATACCGTAATCTTTTATTATCTTAATAATAGCAATATTTAAGTCAAAAGAAACGGTAAAAAATAATTCAGCGCTAATGTACTCATCAACCCTTTTACTTTTTGCACATGATTTTAACACATCTTGCAAAGACATTTCAAATTTTAATATACTTTCAGAGTTAACCTCTGAATCATTATCCGATTGGCGCTTGATGTAGTTTTCAACATCATTTATTAATAAATCATAATCCGATACCTTCTCTTTTAAAATTTCATGGATTATGTTCTTTGATGTCATTATACCATATAGTACATGTTCTAATCTTAATTTACTATCGTGATAACGGACAGCAGACTCACGACCAATTGTAAAGGCCTGTCTCAACTCATTTGACATTTTTTCTTTCATCGTATGATTTATTTTCTGCGAAGATACATTTAAACTTTACAAAATCCAAATGTTTTCTTATTTTTGTTTAAAAATAAATATCATGGAAACTGTACTAATAAACTTTAAAAACGGACAAGTCAAAACTTTTGACAACGTAAGAACAACGATTATAAGCGGTAACTACTTAGTAGTCATCTATAAACAATCTGAAATTAATGCTGATGATCCTGAGGGCGAGGCGTATTTATTAACAATAAATGAGATTTTTGATTTGAACACCGTTCTTAACTATACCGTTAAGACGAAGACAAAAAAATACCCACAAGAACAATAAAGATAAAATTATGGTAAAAAGTAAAAACTATATCGGTAACAACATCATTTGTGAATATGACAGCTCAAATCTAAAAGGGGCTAATTACGAAACAACAACAAAAAAATTAGTTGTGACTTTTGGAAATGGCACACAATATGAATATAATGATGTCCCGCATGAAATATTCGCTGAGTTAAATTTAGCGGAAAGTCAGGGTAAATACTTCAACCAAAAAATAGCTAAAACGTATACATATAAAAAGATTGAATCTTAAAAGGTATTATTTGCGTTTTAGTGATATTTATAGGTAAATAAATTTAATGAACTCAATTATAAGCAGCTTCAAATTGCAAAAAACATTAAGCCCTGAAATATGGGACAATGCTGAGTCGAATGATTTCAACACCATTCGATTAAAATCTGATATTCGTAAACATTTATTGGATATTGCTAAAGATTTTATTGATTCAATGGGTGTTGACCTTGAAATTGAGGATATTTTATTTGTTGGTAGTTTAACAAATTATAATTGGTCAAATTATTCTGACGTTGATCTACATGTTGTTATCGATAAAAGCAAATTAGGTACCGAACCAATCGTTGCTGATGAATTTTTCGATGCTAAAAAACAAAATTTCAATTTAAAGCACGATATTAAGATAAAAGGTTATGATGTTGAACTATACGCCCAAGACGTGAATGAAACATTAGATTCTAAAGGAAAGTATAGTGTTTTATTTAATAAATGGGTTGAAACACCATCTATTAGTGATTTTGAGTTAGATAAAAATTCGGTAATTAAAAAAGTTAAAGAATTCAATAAAACTTTAACATCTTTAGAAAAAATGGAAAACACTAAAGAAAAACTAGATAAAATTGACGCATTTAAAGAAAAAATTAGAAAGTATCGTAAAAATGGTTTGATGGGTGGTGGTGAATTAAGCAATGAAAATTTAGTCTTTAAATACCTTAGACGTTCAGGATTCATGGAGAAACTATCGGATTTGAAAACAAATACAACCGATTCCATTCTATCTTTAGAAAATGCGGAACTTTTACCAAAATAACAGATATTTATACTAAGAATAACTTTTCAACAAATATTTTGAATTATGAGACCTATAGGTTCAGAGAAAATACAAGATCCAGATAAAAAACTGGAGAGAATCCTAGAAATTGCTGGGATCAAAAAAGAGGCTGTTAATGAGTCTAAACCATTAGTTGGTAAATTAGCCAACGTTTTACATGAGGCTGTTGCATCAAACGGTACTGAATATGCTATTGTTCAGGAAGAAAAGCATGTTTACATTAAAACTAAAAATGGTGAAAATTATGATTACATTAGCGGTGTTCAAAATATTAACGAACATTCTTATAGATCATATGCTGATGCTTTAAAACATCTTAATTTAATGTTTAAAGAAATCAATGAACAAGTTGGTTACGATGAAAACATTGATGTTTTAAAAAAAAAAGTTTAAATGAAAAGTACGTTTTAAAATTAAAAAATAAAACGTCAACGGCAACTGAACAACCTGCCCAAGATTTTACGGATACAAACATTTCTGAGCCATCTGGAGAAACACCAGATGGTTCTTCTGTTTCTACAGATACTGAAACCGCAGATTTGGAAAGCGGTTTATTGGGTGGTAATGATACAACTGTTGACGATGGAACATCAACTGAACCAGTTGACGGTACCGAAACAACAGATACAACAACCGAACCAACTGACGAACCAGTTGATGATGAAGATCCGATAAAAGCAATTCAAAAATTAACTGGTAAGTTGTCTCAAAAAATGCGTGATATTAATGATAAATTGGAATCTGATGATATAAAATATATATTAAATTCAGTTATATCCGCAGCCGATGTCAATAAATTAAACGATGAAGATAAAACTGACATCACAAATAAATTAGAGGATAAAGGTGATGAATCTGGTGATGAGGTTAATGAAATTGGTGCCCCTATTGCATCATTTTATACCGCTAGTGGTGGACAGACAATTGGTGAGTCAACTAAAATTAAAGTTGAGGCTATATTGGAACAGGCTAGATTAAACGTTAAAAATAAATTAAATAAAAATATAAATCAATAAAAATGACTAGTGCGAACATTTTAAATGAAGTTAACACAATGAGAAGACAAATGGGTCTTCCCATGTTAAATGAAGCTGAATTGTTGGAATTTGAGCTTAACCAAATTAATTTAAGCCCACTTAATGAGGGTTGGTGGGAAAATGCGAAATATGCATTATCCAAATTAGGTAAATATAAAGCTGGCGGGAAAATATTAGGTAAAACCCAAGCCACAGCTGTTGCTAACAATAAAATTAAAGATTTATTGGAGAAACAAGCTAACCAAGTAATTAAAGATTTGGATAAATCAATTAGAGAAAAAAACCCAGAATTCCCAAATAACAAAAGTCAGTTAGATTTCGTTAACACCGTCATTGAAATTGCAACCGTATATGATTCATTGGTGAAGGCAACTAAGTTAAACCCAGATCAAAAAGGGTTTTTACCTGTTGACGCTGCAAATGAAATTATTAATGATTTAAAAGAATACACTCAGAAATATTTGGATTATGATTTAACCGCAGCATTTAGTGTGTTTAATGAAGGTGAGGAAACAGATACCGATCAAGTATTAACTGAACTAATGGAAGCCTACGATGATTTAGATCAAGCTAAAGCTGATGCCGATAATAGATTTGCGTCAACCAAATCAGCGATTAAAAAAGGTGATGTGGCTGCTTATGATAGCACCAGAATGAAAACTTTAGATTCGAATAAACTACCAGCTTTATTAGCTATTGGTGGTGGTGTTTTAAAGGGTTTATCTTGGATGTTTCAAACAGACTGGTTTAAAAATTTGGTTGACCCTCAAACGATAAAAACCATTACAAGCCCACAACAAATTGAAAAATTAATTAGTGGTGGTAAGCCAGATTCTCAAGGTATGTTGCACTGGATGCAAGAAATTAGTGGTAGAAAGATGGCAACTGGTGCTGATGTGAATTGGTTTATCGAAAATCATGGTGGTGAAAAAGCGGTTTCAGGCATGTTTTTGCGTAATGGTGCTAGAGATGTCGCTGGTAATATTATTTCACCAGAGAAACAAGCACAAATGCTACATGAATTGTGTACCCAAAACTCGTCATCAAAAGTTAGTGAGATATTCACAAAGGCGGCTAAAACATATGGTAGTATGAAACCTGGTTTAGCTTTATTTGGTATTAGCGCACAAGCCGCATTTTTAGGTAAAGCAATTTACACCACATATGTGACAACTAAAGTTGCTGTAAGTACTGGTGCGTATGCTAAATGGGGTATAGCGGCAAAAATTTTAGGCCCTCTTGGTATTGCATTGGGACTTGGTGCTTTAGCTGTTAAATTGGCTAGAATGAAAGGTAAAAAATCATCAAGAGCACAATTATTAAATGATTTATTACAGTCAATCAGACCAATTGAAAGCACCAAAGAAAACCCAATTGTTATTGGTAATGGCGAAGGTGACGATAAAAACCCACAAGGTGGTGACGAACAAGGTAACAATAAAAACAAACAAACTGGTGGTGGTCAAGACCAACAACTTTATAGAGACTTGAAAAAATATTTCCAAGATGTTTTTAATTTTAAATCTCAAGTTAATTCCGATACCTATGGTAAAGGAGGTTCTTCTAACCCAACTAAACAATATAGCGGTGGTGGTAAGGTTGAAAAGAAAATAACACAACCTAATGATGTTAATGATATATACAAATTAATGGAGGGTGATATCCAGTTAATTAATTTATTAAACAGTTTAGATATTTTGGTTGAGGCTGATGATAGCTTGATGAGATCGATTAGCTCTAAAGGTCAAGCGGCTTCAGAAAAAAATACCAACGATAAGGGTATTGGTGATATTGGTTTAAGCCAAAATCAATTAAAGTTGTTCAAAACCAATGTAAATAGATTATCTAATATTGTTAAAACCCTTAATAGATTTGGCACACAAGATAAAAAATTACAAAATTTATTAGATCAAGCTAAAGGTAATCCTATAGCTAGAATGGATATTAATAGTTTATTAATTTCAGATGAAAAAAGTTTAAAAATATTTATCAGTGATTTTAATAAAGCTATCTACTCAGTTCAATTTAAAAATGGTAACAATATCATGGATCAATTAAAATCAATTGGTATCAATAAATTAAATGAAAGAGCTGAGAGAGTTCCAGGTAAAGGTGAAATGAATAAAGTTTACAATGATAGACGTGAATTTTTGAAAAATTTACCAAATTACCTTAAATCAATGTATGCTGTTTTCTCAACTTTAATAGATAAAGTTAAAAGTGGCGAAATGTCTTTAAACACAGGTAACCCTAATGTGAAAGATGGTACTAATAAAACAAACACCAACAACCAAGGATCATCAAATGGTAACCAAGGTAACTCTAACAACCAAGGGTCATCAAATGGTAACCAAGGTAACTCTAACAATCAAAATTCATCTAATAATAACCAAAACACACCGACTGACAACCAAGATAATCAAAACAATCAAGATGCCGATGCTGGTAAACCAAGTAAAAGGGGTGGTAATTTCTATGGTAGTGAGTTTTATGAGGGTGTTGAGTTACACAATTTAATGGAAACCCATAATAATTTAATTGATGTTATTTTAGAAAATATAACAACATTAGATGAATTTGGTGATAATCAACCAGAAATGAAGCAAAGTAAGGAAGATGCTATTATGAACGGTACAGCTGGACTAATTTTCCAAGAGTTAGCTACAATTATACCAGATTTGAGTAGTAAGATTGTTGTTAGTTATATGAAAAAACACAATAAAAAACTTAACAGAATTAAATTAGCTGATTTCCTATCTGTTGTGTTGGGTTCATTAGCTAAAGTACCAGCACCTAAAATGGTTTCAATGATTAGTCGTGCTGATATGGATGTAACCGCATATAAACGAATGTTAAAGGATGTTATGAGCGCTGAAGAAGATGCAATGGATGATGCGGCAAAACAATCGGCTGATGACGCTAAAACCGAAACTGGTATGCAATACAACCCAGGTAACCCAGAAAAATTCTTACCAGAAAAAGTTGGTAATTATGATTTAAGTGGTATAAACCAAGCAGCTAGAATTGCTTTAGTACAAAAATCCGCACAAATTATTAGCAGAAACAATGATTTGGAGCAAAATACTGAAAACGTTCTAGAAGTTATGAAGCAATTGATTGATGATATCAATAAACTTGGTAACAAAGACAAGCAAATACCATTGGTTAAAGCATAAAACCAAAACAATTTATAATTAAAGCCAGAAAATTTTCTGGCTTTTTTTATTTGGTTGTATCGATTTTTTTTATTATGTTTGTAACAATAAAATATATTACAATGTTAATAGGAATTATCGGTAAAAAAAGATCAGGTAAAGATACATCTGGTGATTATCTCGTATCTAACAAAAATTTCACAAAATATAGTTTTGCAAACCCAATTAAACGTGGTGCGATGGAATTATTTGGTTTTACAGAAGAACAAGTTTTTGGGGACTTAAAAGATGAGATTGACCCAACTTGGGGTATAACACCAAGATTAGTTTTACAAATAATGGGTACTGAGGTTTTTCAATACGACATGCCAAAGTATATACCAGAATTACAAGCATTTGGTCGTGGGTTTTGGGTTAAACGTTTTGAACAATGGTATAATCAGAATAGAGAGCTAGATGTTGTTATTTGCGATGTTCGTTTCCAACACGAGGCTGACGCTATTTTAAAAATGGGCGGTCAGGTATGGAAAGTACAAAGACCTAGTTTAGTATCTGTTGATGAGCACGCATCTGAAATGGAAATGGATTTAATAACTGGTGTTACTAATATACTTCAAAATGATGGAACACTAGAGGATCTATATAATAAGATAGACTCTTTGGTTGTTGAACATGTTGAAGGTTGATACCGCTGATAGTATTTTAAGTCTATACGATTACAAACTACCGTTTTCGGTTGCGGAATATTTTTGTTTTGCCTTTAGAGATTTAATCGTATGCAATAAAAAAATAAATTACACACTATTCAAAGAGTTCATAACCCATAAGGAAAACATATCATATATCTTCAGTAAACCTATAGGTGACAGTAATAATGATTATAAATTTATAAAACTAAATGGGATTGAGATTTCAATACCTATTGGTGGTGAAGATAAATTTATGGATAAGTATTCTAATTGGGTTTTTTCATCATCCGCTGATGTTGGTTTGGAGTGGTATGATGAAGATGAAAGGACTTCCACGAATATGGAAAAATATGCTGGTATGTGTAAACTAACATTTTAGATTACCACCTACCAGATAAGTAAGTTAATAGCTGTCCGAATAGTCTAATTTCAACGTTATCGTAAGCGCCATTTGCATATTTTAATGCGGTGGCACGTTGACCCGTTGTGGCTTGTATGGCCTTTAATACGTTGCTTAAAATCGCTTTTGGTAAATTTCTCCTTCTAAACGATCCAACAAATATTTTATCACCTTCGTATTTACCATCGAAGGAATACTCCTTAACTATATGTTCTATAGCTTCCTTTGTTAAAATATAACTACTCATAATTAAACCATTTTTGATACTGGCTTTCTTGACCAGGTTCTACACGCCCAGTATCTCGCCTTCCAGCGAGGGCCTGGGTTATCACAATGATGTCTAGCCCTAAAGTTTTTTCTTCTTTCTGGATTATCACGTCTAATTTCCATGTTTGGATCACCAAAATTAACTTTAACAACGTTACCTTTTGAGTTCTTAACAAATACTTTATATTTTTTAACGTCACCACGTGATATTTTACCTAAACTAACTTTTTTACCACGATACTCAGCTTCATTTATATTTGATTCGGTCATACTGTAGTATTCATATAAAGCATCGTTTACCACATTTTCAAGTATTTCTGGCGTGATAATACCCTCACATAATCTTTTATCGGTAAAAGATAAATCATCTATTACCGCCTCACCTGTCTCCATTGTAATTATCTCATCAATTAAAGCAAAAACATTTTTATTTGTGAAATGACCCTTTTCTTCTTTTGATAACACATTCATAATACCATTAACAATAGACCCACCAATTTCTTTGGCACCAGTTTTCATTTTACTAACCCCGTTTTTAATTTCCTGGCCGTAACCAGTGCCTTGACCAGATGTTATCGGTGAATCAGTTTCATTCTGACTCATAACCATTTCAGTGATATCTTTTTTTGTGATAACCATAATATCTTTTATTTATAAATACCTCGATAATGTCATTTGTTCTGATATTTATATTAAATTTGCCCAATGAAATTAATACCAAAAGATAGATACGTTATGGTGTATCCAAATGAGGATACGTTGGTTTTGGTTAATATCGATAAATTTATGGACAGATTAAAAAAAGATGATCCAGATTTTTATATCGGTACCGATACTAAATCACCATCTAGTTTAGAAAGGATTAAAAAATCCACGGATTATATAACTAATTACAGTGAAGATCCAAGAATATTTCACCCTAAAACAGGTGAAAGATGGCATTATGATGTAATGCTAGAGCCAACAGAAGCTGGATTTTATAATGGTAAATTAGGTGTTAGAAATGGAAGGCATCGCATAGTTGCGTTAAAAAAATTAGGGTACACCCATGCTTTCATAGAAGTACCCCAAGATCAAAAAAATTTATTTAATATTTTAGCTTAAACCAAGTTGTTTATTAGCTTCAGTTTTTAGTTTTTCGCTCATAATTTCACCAATAGACTCTGGTGTCACTAAAAGAAATTTACCTTCACCATCTTGCCATTTATCAGCATCTACAACATCAAGAGTTTCCCCACTTTTTACAGCATCATTCATATAACTTTCCAATGCATACAATAAAGCATCGCTATCGATATAATCCTTCCAATCATCAGCATCGGTTAAATATTTACCATCCTCATCCGCTTCCTCTTGTTGTTCAATGTTTAAATAATCATATAACGCATCCTTGATATCATAATACCTACCACCTGTGTATTCGTCAAACACGTCATCAATAGTGTAAAATAATTGATTATTTTCTTTATTCTTTAAAAGATATTCACCACGATCAGACGCTATTGTTACATAGTTACCACTAACATCTTTAGCATCTTTATAATTAGGCTCAGATTGATTCCATGGCGCATTAGGATCCGCATCCGCACCCATCGGGTAATTATAGTTATCGTATTCTGATAATCTTTTCATTTCTAAGTCCTCAAATATTTTTTGAAGTTGGGCTTCTGTTACTCTATATTTAGCCATAATGTTTAATATTCAAATATAAATTTTATTAGATTTGGCGATTGCTCGATAGCTAAAGCGCTAACCCAAACACCGTCATTTGAATGCATTTCCTTTGAATCGAATTCAACTTTTTGTGGTAAATCACCTATTTGGGTATTATTACCCTCAATTTCCATATTACCACTCAAAGTATTCATTTTTAATCCGTCACGTGTATATTCAATTTCAAAGTCTTTTACCGTGCTATCATTTTCACTGTCAATTGTTAATTCACCTGATAGATATACGCTTTGCGGGGATAGGTATATATTTTTAATACCATAACTACGATACTCAAGACTAATACCGTATTTCACTTTAGCTTTACCATATCTCAAATCAACATCATAATTACTTGGAACCATTTTAAATATAGTTTCTTTAAATTCACCCATATCGGTGACGTCAATTTCCATATAACCAAGCTCGGCCTCAAATATGTTATCATCAACACCAGCTTCATTAATTTGTTCGGTGGATTCAACAACTTCCCTCTCTTTTTTTAGAGTCTCTAACACATCTTTAAATTGTGTTTCGCTAACTCTGTATAATTTATTACCCATATAATTTATTTAATTATAAATAGTTTGTTTATCCAATAAGTGCATTAAAGTCATACATAAAATTTGGTATGGGTTGTAAATTATAAAAAGCATAAAACGCTGATTTACCCATGTTTCTGTAATATTCAGACTGTACTAATTCTTTTTTTGAATAACCATCGATCATTTTCGGTGTACCCAATCCACAAATGTAATAATCTCGTTTATTTTCTGGTGACGCACATATGAAGATAGTCTTTTTATATGTTTTATCATATACAAGCGGAAAGTTGCCATAGTTGAATGTCACAATGTCAATCTTTTTATTCGTTATGATTTTGTTTATAAATGGTTCTTTAATACCAAAAGAAATCTTATCGTAGTCAACAAAATCCAAGTCCAAATATTGTTCCATAACCACATCACCAGCTATATTCAAAAACAATTTTCTATAACTGTTCCGCTCTATTTCGGTCATTGGGGGGGTTTTGACTTTTCTCTTGTTGTATTTTGCGCTTATCGCCCCAGCTAATTTACTTTCATGCTCCTTATCTAAAGTTATTTTAGTAAATTTGCTGATGTAAGGATCAAAGCATTCGCTGAATGTTAGTATTTTTTCCATACCACAAAAATAAAAAATTGTTTGTTAATATCCAAATTATTGATTAGTTTTGTGCAAAAATAAAGACATATAAAGATGAATAAGTACACAGATGAACAACTAAAATTCATTAATTACACTGGTAATGAGTCAATTATACTATCAGCAACAGCTGGTTCTGGTAAGACACATTCCACTGTTGGTAGATTAAATAAAATGATTGAAGATGGTGTTGATCCATCCAGAATTATATTCTTTAGCTTCACCAATGATGCGGTAAATGAATTAAGATCCAGAATCAAACACGATGTTAAGATAACAACAATACATAGTTTTACCAGTAGCCTATTAGGAAAAATGGGTTTATTTAAACCTATTGTTACTTTTTATGAGTTCACTAATTGGTATAAAGACAAATATAAACCACATGTTAAAGACCCAATGAAGATTAAACAGCAATACGCTGCTAATGTTGATAGATTTTACGAGGAGGGTGCAATGATATCATCAAATTTCTCAGCTTACAAACTACAAAATGCTGATGGGTTAAAAGTACCAAAACCACAGTTTTATGATGAATATATGGCTTTCACAAAAGAAACTAAAAGCCGAGATTTCTCAGATATGTTAATAGACACTGAAAAATTCAGTAGAAACCCCAAGTACAAACAATTTTTTGAAAACACATATGATTATATTTTTGTTGACGAGTACCAAGACACATCAACCCTACAAATGAAAATTTTGTTAACGATAAAGGCTAAACAATACCATCTTATCGGTGATAAAAATCAATCAATATATGGGTTTTCTGGTGCCAATTGTGAAGCGATTGAGAATCTTTTAATGGGTAGTCATAAAACAATTGAAATGACATTGACTAAGAACTTTAGATCCAATAAAAAAATTGTTGAAAATGCCAATAGATATAGCGACTTAAAGGCCATACCATTTAATGAAGACGATGGTTATGTCCATGATAAATTAATTGATGAGGACACCCTATACGATATGATGGAGGATGGTAAACCTTTAGCGATATTAGCCAGAACAAATAACGTCATTAAAGAAATAGAAAAACGTTGTTTAAAAGAAAAAATTAAAATGCGTTATTTTAATTATATTACAGAACAAGATATTAAAAACGTTAGAGATGGTAAGATAAACCCATCACTAAAAAAGAGACTCGAGTCTGTCGCACCTTACCATAAAAACACATTCGGGTTAATTGATTTTATTGAGGGTAATAAAAATTCAGATGTTTTTGTGACTAGTATACATAAAAGTAAAGGTCGTGAATTCCCGAGGTGTGTCGTTGTTAATTCCATAGATCCAGAATTATTAATGGATGATGAATTTGCTGATGTTAATAAATTTTCTTTTATTAAAGATGATGGGGATGTGGATGTTGAAGCTAGAAACATACACTACGTTGCAGTAACTAGACCGAAAGAAGAGTTATATTTTTTACTGTATGAGTTTTAAATAAAAAAGGGGCTATAAGCCCCTTTTTTTATCTACCTTGCCCTCTATATTTCTTTAGGTAATTTTTACTACCCTTTCTTCTACCAGCTTTGTTCTTTGAGTGAACACCTGGTCTTCTTTTTTTAACTTTACGTCTGAACGATTTAACTGCCTGTGTTGATGTTTTCTTCGCTGCCATTTTTTTAATATTTAAGAATTTGTTTCATTCTATTAACAGCTTCATTAAGTTTTTCATCGGCTCCTTCGTTTGTCCAAGACTCCTCTTTAGGTGCTGACGCAGCCATAATATCAACTGCCTTATCTGTTGGCATTGGGTGTTCGTCCGTATATTCTTTTACGGTATCATCACCTTTACCAAATACTTTCTTTAAAGCTGCTACAATTTTATCTTTTTCGGTTACAGCGTAAGCCACACCCATAAGGGTAATAACACCAGCTAAACCAGTTAATAATTCTGTAACTGTTGGGATATCATCCTCAAAAATCGGATTTTGATCAACTGGGGCATCTGGTAAACCTAATAGTTCTTTAGCCTTAGCTTCAGCTTCTGGTGATGGGCTAGCCATAGCAGCTGACAATCCAGCGGCCATTGCGTTTTCGTCACCGCCAATACCCATTTCTTTTAATCTTTTAGCTATCTCAATTGCAACACGATCTTCAGTACCTTCATTGATATTAATTTCCTCTTCCTTCATCCAACCCTCTTCTTCCATTTCACTTTCATATACCTTACCTTTAGCACCAGCTCTCATTTTCATAAATGATTCATCGGTTGTATTTTCATCAGCTTTATTGATACCATCATTTGTATCTAAGTCTTCAGAAACAACTTTAGGTTTTGCTGCTGATAATTTTGTACCAGTACTTTTTGCCATATCTTTGGTGGCAGCGTTTTTAATTGATTGACCGCCAGATGTTGGTTGCTTCTCAATGTTTTGCGATGCAGGTCCTTCGGTTTTACCACCTTCAACATCTTTAGTTGCTGCGTTTTTAATAACACTATTTTCTTTTTTAGGTTCCTCCAAAGATTTCTCACCTTTAAGTGACTCACCTTTACCTTTGTTAATATCTTTAGTTGCGGCATTTTTAATTACTTGACCGCCAGATGTTGGTAATGACTCAGCTTTAGTTACTGACGAATCACCACTTAAACCATTATTAATATGTTTTGTTGCGGCATTTTTGATAACATCAGCTTCAGTTAACGCACCAGACTCAACATCATCCATATTAGGTGTGGCGTATTTATTCGCCTCCATTTCATCGTAATTTTTGATCATACCCTCAATTTCATCGATACCCTCTTCAGCCTTATTAACAAAACCCATAAGTTTGTTATAAGCCTTACTCAACCAGTTTTTAACAGCGTTAAACATATCCTGTACACCCTCAAATACTTTTGTACCATCAACTTTAATTTGTCCTTTGACTTTTGATGAAACTTTTGAGTTTTCTAAGATTTGTTCTAAAACTTTTCTTGTGTTTTCATTTACTTTAGTTAATGCAGTTTCAAACGCATCTTTATATGAAGTTGTTAATCTTTCTGATTCCTGGGTGATTTCAACCATAATCCCTTCAATTGAAACTTTTAGTTTTTCAGCCCCTTCTGTTTGACCTTTAAAAGCGTCCAAAACCTCTGGCGCTAATTGGCTTTTCATCGATTCTAATTCAGCGATCGATTCTTTATAAGCTGTTAATGCAAGATCCAATTGTCCTTGGATTTCTTTTAATTGCATTACTTTTTCTTTAATTGAGTTTTCCATATTTTCTTGTAAATTATTTGTATTTTCATTTATCCCCATCGCTTCTCTAAAATCGTTATAATCATATGCGAAATCATTAGCATATGAATAAACAGCGATGTCTACCTTACCATCAGGGTATTTACCCCAACAGTATACGTACTTTTGACCTTTCATCATAAAAGGCTCTTCGCCTTTGTATTCTTTATAATATTCAACTACTTGCATTTTAAATGATATTATAAAGATAAATAGTTGCTTTTTTCATAAAATTCACTTATATTTATGGATATAAATTAAAAATCTTATGTATTATTTTTATTACCGAAATGATAGTAGTCGTGAAGCTATAAAGAGAGTTTACTTTGCTACGTCTAGACTTAACGCTGCCAAATATTTTGCTGAAGTAAAGAAAATGAGTTTAAAGCAATTTTTGAGTGTCTTTGGTGTTTCCAAATAAACAAGTCTTAAAATTTGGTTCGAATAAATTTTTGCTTTTAATTAAAGGGTAATAACAACCCCTATTGTTTAATCCGTGTGGGTTAAAACATTTAATCTTAATATCATCATAGTCAAATTTATATCCAGCAATAACGGATAACCAAGAATCAATACCCAAATACTTATTTGAATTCTTTACAACCTCAAGGCTTTCAATTGGTGTTATGTTTTGTAAATGTATTAGTTTTTTATTTGGGTTGGCACAATTACAATACACACAGACACCAACCATATCTATCTTGTTACAATAGTCTACAATCCTTTCGATTTCAAACTCAGTTAAATTCCTACCTCTAGCCTTATGTATTGGATCTCTGTTACTAGTTGTTACAACGGATATGTACTCATTTGGTAAGTTAAATCTACTAATATCCGTATAAATTTTTGTTGTGAAAACCGATTCATTAAAATCTAAATAACCATTTTTTATCAATTGAAATATTTTGAATATGCTAAAATCAATCACATCGTTATCTGATCTATCAAACTCTAATATACCACGATTAAAATAATTATTATCATATAAATAATTTAACACATCATCACCTAATATAAAAGCGTAAAAATTATTTGGGAACTCTGGAAATAGATTGATTATATTTAGTTCTGGGTATGATAATCTAAGTAAAGTTGTTATTTCTTTAAAACCCCTTGTGGCTAAAATAACATTACCAATCTTATTATAATATTTTTTGAATAAAAAAGGCTCTATCGCAACAAAATCACCAATACCACCTGTTATAATAACATCATATTTTTTATCATCATTTTCAAACCAATCGGTAATATTTTTTACTTTATTTAATTTTTTAATTGGTTTTATTGTTTTTTCAAATGGGTTACTGTTGATAACAACCCCAGCATTAAATAAATTGGTTACTGATTTTTTTTCCATTGAGTGCTGGTATTTATATTAAATATGAGTAATCTACCTAAAGTTAATTTAAATAAACTAAGCGAGCTACACACAAATGGTGGTATGCCTTTGTTATATCACTTTTTGAAAAATGAGCCGTCATATTATTTATTTGAAGATTTCCAATCCATTTTAATTTTTAATGAAGTTAAAAATGGTGATGCGGTTGAACAACATAATAATATTCTAAATATGTTGAATAGTAATGGGGTTCAATAAAAGATACGTTAGAAAGGAGACGATAGTTAATATGGTTAAGGAAAATGGTGTAAAAGCGCTTGATCGTATCTTCACACCTAAAGTCGATGCTTATATTTTTGAAGATTCTTTTTCGTCTATGATATTCGATCTATTTGTTGATAGTCAATATCGTAAAATAGAGTGTCTTATTCGCTAAGATTATTATTTCTATTTCCTATTACCTCACAACGTTCCCAGTTTGGCATCCAGGAATAACCACCCTTACCATCTATAATGGTAAATGAACCATGTTCAAACACAACAAAACCACACCAACCAGCTTCATCCGTAAGTATGATGTCATTTTCGAAAATCTTTTTACCATTTTTATCCAAAGAACCAACACATTTTTCAATAACACAACTGTTAATACCATACCAGTCAGTATAATCGATAGTAGTATAATCCCCACCCAAAATATCACCCTTGTCCGAATAGTACCTATTAATGATTTCATTTAACTCTTCATTACACCTAAGAATTTGTATGGCACCATCTTGTGTTATTACAGCATCTTTAATGTATTTTTTTTGATCTTTATCCCAAATCCTGTATTCCATCGGTTTTATTTTTTATTACTCAATTCCTTCCTTTTTTTGTATTCAATAGTTGCCCAAGTACCTATAAACGAACCTAATGCTGCCGCAATCATTAATGATTTATCCTCAACATAGTTAGCTGTAACAGTAGCCCCACAGATAAATAACGCTGTAGCCCACAAACCAGCACCAACAGGTCTTCTTTCATCAACTTTTATAAAATAAAAAGCCCAACAAACATCGGTTATCGCCATTGCTAGCATAACCCCTAAAAATTTTAATAAGTATATCATTTTTCTTCTTTAATTATTTTTCTCCTTATTTTTTCACCCAATTCCATATCATTTGGAATGTCATTAATTAATTTAATAATTAAATTTTTAAATTCAATCAATTCTTTGATTTCATTTTCAGTTAATTGGTTCATAAAAAGTTATTTTTTATCATACAAAGATAACGATTTAATCGAAAAAACAAACTTTACTTAAAAAAAATATATTTATGCTAAATAGCGTACAGATATGTATACAAAAACACTTAAACATCTTTCAATTATTAAAGACGAGTTAGAGAATTTATTAGAGTCACATTCAGAAAAAGTTCTTGATACAAAATCATATGAATTACAGGATGATATCGAAAGAAATATTATTAACTCAATAAACGAAGTGATTGAACAAATTGAAATGATCACCGAAGACATCGAGAACGGTACCTACGAAATTGATGTGGAGGACGATGAAGAATATTAAAATTTATTAAATATGGTTATAGAAATTACGGATAGCAATTTTAATGATATTGTTATCAAATCAGACAAAGAATTGGTTATGGTTGATTTTTGGGCTTCATGGTGCGGCCCTTGCAGACAATTAGCCCCAGCATTCGAAGAAGCCTCAAACGATTTTAATGATCGTATATTATCATGTAAAATTAATATAGATGAGAATCCAATTACACCATCAAAATACAGTGTTAGAGGGCTACCAACTATATTATTTTTTAGAAATGGTCAGGTTATTGGCTCTCAAATAGGGGCTTTACCAAAAAATAAATTATACGAAAAAATACAAACTTTTTTTTAAAGATATTCCACCCTCAGAGGTGGTATTTTAGGACCGTTCACTGGTTGTGGACAAACTAGGTCGGAATTCGCTACTCCGACCTTTTTATTTAAAATGGGACTATTTATACTATATCACCAATATAATGAATATACCAGAAATACTACATAAAGATTATCCAGATGTAAAACAAATTAGATTTGATTTATATCAAGATGATAAAAGAAAAAGTTTATTTCTAACTGGTTTTATCGTAAACCCAACATTAAGAAATAGTGGTTTAGGTAGTCAATTTATGGATAAATTAACCAAATTGGCTGATGAGATTGGTTATATGATAACATTAACACCCTCAAATGCTTACGGTGGTAATGTTAACAGATTAAAAGATTTCTACCAAAGATTTGGGTTTATTTTTAATAAAGGTGGTAATCGTGATTTCTCACATAAAGAAGATATGTACCGTTTACCTAAGACACAAGAAATTAATGAAGAAGGTGAATCAACCTCTAGTACATCAACTGGTAACGCTACAGCCACTGGTAAAAAATGGGAAACTGGTGTTAAACGTGGTAAAGCCAACCCAATTTCAAATCACGGTGAATGGGAAAGTGGTATGGTGCGTGGTAAAGCAAATCCAGTTACCACAAATGAACAAATAGATAGAATGAAAAAATTGATTTTATATTAAATAAAAAACCCCGCTTATTGCGGGGTTTTTGTTATATCCATCTAGATGCGTTTATTGCATCTATAGTATTAAAATTACTCACTTTAGGCATTGTATTACCAATCCAATATTGTATAGCACCTAATTTGACTCTAGCATTTCTAATATTAAAAAAATCCCCAACTAAATTACCCCAACTAACTGGACTAGGCCCGAACGCACACTGAAATGTTTGTATATCTGGCGAACTAAGCCCAGAGTGGTTAACACACATGAACATCTGATCCGAATACCTATCATAACCAAACCAAATTGAGCACCATCTACCATTTGTCGCCTGAAAATCGTATGAATTGCTAAGTAAACTACCATTGTGTCCATTTGAATCATCCCATTTTAATGTTAAACCTGTTGCACTACCTAATGTATCTAAAGTCATTATAGTACCAAGTTGGAATATTGTTTGGTTTATTGAATTATTACCCTCCATTTTAAATCTAAGATTCATAGCAAATCCTTTATCATTAGCGATAGCAAAATTACTAAGTGGAGCACCAGTGCTAGCATGAAAAGACCCAGTATAGGTAAAACCATCAAGCTCCCTATACGACCCATTTAATGTCCCATTAGTTGTTGTTGCGTAATTGAACCCTAACCCAAGCCCTAACGTACTACCAGTTAATGCCGATATATTCCAAACCCTATTTTCGATGGGATGTTTAATATCGCAATTTAAATTACCAAAATCATAATTTAATTTTAATTCTTGTGGGTTTGGGTAATTAAACTCCGATGGCGTAAAATTAGTTTCATACATTAAAACTTGTGGATTATGCATTTTAATTTGACGTCTAGCATCATCATAATTTGTTACTGGTGTCAGGTTTGTTGTGAATGGTAAACGGTTATATAATGCCGCAGCATCCGCTGATGTTGTACCAGATGCTACATGCCATGTGGCAACGTATGGTGATCCAGATTGTGTTATACCATCAGTTACCGTATCCGAGATAACCATAAACGTACCATTTGGATCGATAGCTTGTTGGTTAGATGGGTACCAATTATACCCACCAGGGTTAAGACTATAATCGATATTACCAATACCGAAAAGATGTGATGATGGGTACATACCATACCAATCTTGGGTTAGGGTACTACCAATTGTCATTGTATTTACAGTTGCCATAAGAATTCTTTTTTTACTAACTATAAATAGTTTATATTTTTTAAAAACTTGGGTAACTTGTCTTTATTTATTAACTATTTATTACTGATATGGGTAATTTAAATGAGCAAATAAATCGAATGCGTACCATCTTGAATTTGGATGAGAGGGCAATACCAAAAGCCATCCAACAACAAGTGGGTAATGTTTTATTTGGTTCTAACCCACAAATAGCTGGTATACAAAACAAAGAACCAGAAAAAAACACTCCTTTAGAAACCAACATATTAAAAAATTTAAAGACTTGGACTCAATCATCTACCGATTCTAGCGCAGCTAAAATAATATCAACAGTTTCCGATTTAACCAAACTAAAACAATATTTCCCAGAAATTTTAAATCCACCATACGGTAAGTTAGTATATAGGGGTACGTCAGTTAAATTACCAGTATTAAGTAATTGGTTAAAACAAAATCCAGAATTTGAAGAGTTCGATAATGGATCCTACCTTAAATTTAAAACACCATTCCCATATAAACCAAACAGGGATGTTACTAGTTGGACAGCGTCTTTATTTTTCTCTAGTGGGTTTAGGGGTAAAGAATGGGAAAATATTATAAATGTCCCAGTTATATTTGAAACAAAGGTGGATGATACATTTATTATGAATCCACAAGTTATGAATATTATATTTAAACATACCCAAGGCGACTTAGGGTATGAACAAGAAGTTATTCGTGATGAAGATGAGGTTATTAAATTCACACCCGAAGGTGAATATTATTTAATATTGGATATCGAAGAATATAAAATATTCAATCCAGATTTTGGTGATGATGAGGTTTAGTTTAATTTAATAACATATTTAACCCAAACTTGATTAACTAAATCAATATCAACCAAATCACGTCTACCACCATTACCAATAAAAATTTCAGATTCAATATTACCATACTGGTCTTTTGGGAATAAATCTTTTATTTCGGCAACAGTTGGCTCATTAATTATCACAGATTTTAACTCTTCTTTTATTAGGTGGTTAAATCTATTATAAACCTCAAATTTAATTCTATATTCCATAAGTTAATTTAGTTTAGTGTGTAGCTAATAGTTATTGGTTGTGTTGTATTAAATTCACCAGACGCTGGAGATATAACGGTAATTGAACCTGAAACACTATTTTCAAAGTGATTATCGGCATATAAGTTAGTGCCACCATAACTGCTATTTTCAAACGCTTGATTGGTAAATGCATATGTAACACTATTAGACCCCTGTGTTAAAGTTAAGGTGCCAGATTTACCAACAAATTGATTAAAAATTGCTTCATTACTCACATCACCAAATGCAAACTTATTTATATATAATTGTGTATCATACATACCAAAACTGTATTGACCAACATGGTTTGGGTTTAAATCATAAGTGCCAATTTCGTGATTTGGGAATGTTATAGAACCAGATGACATAGCTGGTGAATATTGTGCAAATAAGAAATAATCACCATCCAATGCCGTACCCGTTGGGTTATTATTATAACCAGTAAGCGACATTGGTGAGGTCGATAACCACATTAATGCCGTGTTAATATCAGTAAACATACCTGGCGATCCTGGTATTTTATTTAATAAATCAATTAACGCATTATCCGTTCTACCAGTTGATTGCCAAAAAACTGGCATATTAGCACCAGCTGGATCACCCAAACCACCCCCAGTACCAGAACCAACAGCATTAAGCGTTGTTGTATCTGATACAATCACATAACCAACTGTATCATCTATACCAGCTACCCAATCTCCAATTGTATAATCAGTGTTAGTGTCACTAACCTGTATTGTTTTACCATTAATTGGGTCATATTTTACTTCGTTTCTCATATTAATTTATATTAACTATAAATAGTTTGATTATTATCATTATAACCCATAGGTTGTTTTTATTGCATTGAAATTAGTTGTTACATCTGCGTCAGAAATATTTGTGTTGTATATTCTCATTTGGTAATATGTGGCTTTAAAATAATCTGTTGCCCCAGTACCACCATTTGTGTGTCTAGCACCAAATAAAAACCCTTGAGCTGATGGTGTTGGTGGTGCCGAAGCTGATGTTGCTAGTTTGATACCGTTTACATACATTCTAATATTTGTACCATCATAACTTATTGCATAATGATTTATATTAGTCATTGTAGCCGAAAAATTAGCAACAGAACCAAAACTAGCTGGGGTAACAGTCCACGTTCCAGCAGAAGCGGCATAACACGTCCAACCTCTGGAACCCCAAACTTCTTCACCCCATAATGAAGCCCAGTATGTTTGAACCGCTTGGCCTTTAGCAATAACTTCAACAGTCCATCTAGCACCTAAATTATAATTTAATCCAACAGTTCCATTATTTAAAATAATACCACCACCATGATCAGATGTATATGTTCCGTTTGTTATTGTACCATTATAAGAACCTTGTGTATCAGTCCACACAGAACCTGATGTTGGTGCTGATAATAAATTAAGAACCAAACCACCACTAACAAAAGCTGATGGTGTGTTAACTAAATAATACTTATTACTAGCGTTAACCCAATTTATCGCATCCGCTACGGTACCTAACGGTGCCGCATTACGATTATCATGTAATTTATTTACAATGGTTAAAAAATCATTATCATTTGTTGCAACCCAAAATAGTGGTTTAGCGTTACCTTGTGTGGATAAACCTAAATCATATGTGTTTGAGATCATCACATAATCATTACCAAAGTTTGGTGAGTTATACCAAGTTAACCCACCTGTATTTTTTCTATAATCGTTGGCAACAGTACCAACCTCAAGATTACCATATTTGGTACCGTATGCTGTTACCGAACCACTGTTATATGCTACAACTTTATTACTCATCTTCTAATATGATTTATGGGTTTTGATCAACAAACCCGAAACAAATTGTACTGTAGTACTCAGCAACGGTGTAGTTAAAGGTAATTGACGTGTGAGTACCATCTATACGGATAATATTAAACCCTTCGTTACCAGTAAACTGTGTGTATTGTGATCCTGATTGGTTTTGATATGTTGTATTTTGACCCCAAATTGGTGTGAACGGTGCTGAAACAATCACTGGGACATATAGACTTGGATTACCAACACTCGCAAACGCAACTAAAGGATCCGTCACAGGTTGACTAAATGTTGCAGTAAATACACCATCCTGGCTGTTTTGAATTTGGTCACCAACAAGAGGCACACCGTATTCTTCAGGGAATGTATTGGCATTGTACATACCAGGCTCAATACCCATACCACCGCCCGATTGTGTAATATTAATTGTGATGTTATTTTGTCCTATCCCATGGGCATCACTTTCGTTAATCTCAGTCATTGTCATCCATTGGAACCCAGAGCTACCAAAACCAGACCAATTACTCCAATAACCATTACTATTTAACCATACACTAGCCTCATTACCACTTGTGAAATCTTGGCCGCTTAATGTATTTGCTAAAAAAATAAACTCTGATTCTGTATTACCTGTACCATAAAAACAAACCGATGCTGTTACACCAGGTATTGGTGTTGGTTGTGAGTTATCTGGAACTGGCGCTGCTATGATATACCCCGTGGTATCATCAGCACCCCCCCAGAATTGTGGATTATTTGTGTACTCGTAATTACCATTGGCCGCACCAACGGCTAAATCACCAATTTGATCTGTTCCGTATATTGGTGATCCTGTGTTATATGCAAATTCTTTCATTTTTTTTATTTATTTTCTGTTTTTTTACTATTATCCGTGGCATATTTAACACCCATTATTGTACCAATGATACTAAATGAATTTGTTAATAAAATTCCAAACATATTACTCCAAGATGACTCAAGTATTTTTGTATCATAATGATTAGTCATCGCAAAAATGTATAACCCAGTTGTGATTAAACCAACTCCAATTATAACATATAATGCGCTTTTGACTATTAATCCAATCAATTCGAATTGCGTCCTTTTCTGTAATGTATCTAAATCCTCAACGGCAGCATCACGTAATTTTTCAGCTTCTAATTTTGCATCTTTAGCTTCATCTAACGCTGATTTTAATTCGGTCATTAGTTTTTCATTTTCTTTTTGTGCTGCTAATAATTGTTTGTTTTGCGATTGTATTTGTTTTGTAATATCTAAACGTTTTCTCCTCACATCTTTATCTAAAGTAATAGCATTTTTAATATATTCGTTAAATTCCGCATCTTCCTCACCATCCACATCTATTAACTTCAATATATTACCTTCTAGAGATATATTTTTGTTTTTATATATCTCAATTAGACATTTTTTAGTTTCTTTAGTTAATTTAAACATTACTTTTATTTATATATTTTAAACGGAGCCAATCTTTCCTTATATAATGGAAAATCTTTTTTAAATTCCTCTAACCTAGGTTCAATCTCATCTGATTTAATAATCCAAAACTGAGCCCCAGCTTTAACGGCTTTAGTTTGCTCCTCTTGTTCATTACTTGATGATATAATACCAATTACGACATTATTACCATGAACAAAATTTATTCTTCTGACTAATTCAATACCGTCAAATGATGACCCAATAATATTAAGATCAACAAAAACACATGTGGGTCTTGAATTAATATCCCTGTATTTTGTTTTAAATAAATTTTCAGCGTCTTCAGCGCTGTTAATTGATTCTAATGTTAATGTGATGTCAAGCAAACTGCACGCATCCTCAAACACTAAGTGGAACAAATCCTCATCATCCACCAATAGTATTGATTCAATAATATCCTTCATTTTTATAAAATTTCAATCATTAATATATTAATTATTATTTTTACTTCTTCACTTATCAACATATTACCCTTACCACTTAACGCATTACACGTTAACCCAAAATCACTCCTGTTGATTTTTGCAAACATTTCAAAACCGTGCTTAACATTACCATGCATATCAATGTCGTTACCATTATATTTACCTTCAAGCTCAATCGGTAATGTAGTATTTTTTATTGTTAAATCACCAGTTACTTTATAATCACTATCATTAATTTTTATAAAACCACTCGATTTAAACGTAATCACTGGGTATTGTTCATAATCAAAAAAATCTGGTGATTTTAAATGATCATCTCTATCTTGTATATTTGTTGTTATGGATTCAACAGCACACTCAAAATGTATCTGCGCATCCGAAAAATCATCAGATTTAGCACCCATTTTAGCGTCAAATTGTTTAAAACTACCATTTACATTGGTAATCATCATATGCTTGACTCTAAAGCCAACGTATGAATGTAATGGATCTATTTTAAAATTTCTCATGTTAATTTAATTTTCATTAAAGTTCCAGCTTCGTTTTTTTCACACGAAACACTGAAACCGTGTTCTTTTAATATGGCCAAACAAATATTTAAACCCAAACCAGTACCTTGTTCGTTTTGATTTGGTTTTCTTGTATATGGTTTTGATAAGTGTTCAAATTCTTCTTGCGTCATGCCACGCCCATTATCCTGCACACCAATTGTATTTTCATTTAACATAAATACGGCAACCATTTTAAAGTCGCTATCGTTATATTTTAAACCATTACGAATTAAATTGTCAACTGCTGTACAAAATAACGGTGGGTTAACATTAACAGTTGGTAATGCATCTATTGCTACTTGTTTTGAATAAGCCGTGCTTGATAAATATTCTGTTAATAATTTAGTTAAATCAGATGGTTGTGTCTCTAATTTAGAATCGTTTTTAACCAGATTCGTAAATTCATAAACACCCTTATAAACTTTTTGTGCGTGAGCTAAACCCTCTTTAAGCATTTTTAATGGAGACTCCAATTTTAACTCAGCTATTAATTCTGGGGTTAAACGTCTTTCAAGCGATGAGATACCCCTAGGTATGTAAGTGTTAATACCTGAATGCATATCATGTCTGAGTATTTTTGCTGCGTGTTCTAAATATGTGTTTTTCTTTTGTATCTCTAATGAACCCCTAACAACATCCGTAACCTCATATCTTATCGATACAAAACCAGTTAATTCTTTATCCTCATTAAATTCAGCTTTAATGTACGAGTTAACCCAATACAGTTCACCATTTTTCTTTTTATTGGTTACGATACCATTCCAAATTTTTTTATCTTTAACGACCGTTTTATACATATCGTTCCAGAACTCCTTTGGGTGTTCTTTTGAATTTACAATACTATGATCCTTACCAATTAATTCTTTGTATTTGTAACCAGAAACTTTTTCAAATTTTTTATTTACATAAGTAATCTTACCTTTAGCATCAGCATAGCTTACCAACACAGATGAATCAACAAAACTTTCAAACTCCTCAAAACTATTGTTAATTGTGTTATTCTCTTTTATCGAATAAGCAAAAGCGTACAACGATGATAACGTTCTAGCAAAATTTACTTCAACATCTAACCAATCTCGTTTGGTTAAATTTTCAATACAAATAACCCCAATAATATCACCTTTATATATTATCGGCACATCTAACATTGATTTAATACCAATCGGTTTTAGATAACTATCCGTAAAACATTTTGTTGCTGGGTGTAGGTCAGCTTCATTAGCTATTATTATTGGATCATCGATTAGTGCCCTAAAATAAGGTTCAAAATCCTGTTTTCTAAGAATCATATCTTCTTGCCAGGAATCCGTTGATTTGATATATAATTGTTCACAAGTAATTGAAGTTTTATTTTCATCATATAACCAAATTGAACATCTATCAACATCCATAGTTTTGGTAACCTCACTTGTTAATAATTTAGCACCCTCAGTAACCTTACCCTCGTAGAATAAAGTGTTATTTGATTGTGATATTAAAGTTGCACTTAAACGTTCAGTATATTTATTAATCCTATTAATTTCTTTTGAGTTTGAAATATATTCTTTAACAACAGCATAAAACAATGGCGAGAATAATATAACACATATGTAATTAAAATAAATTAAATTTTTGGAGTGGTCTAATATATCCAAAACAACTAAAGTTTCTACTATGAAAAACACAAATAGGATTACCAGAGCGGCATACAGACATTTTTTAGTTTTTAATTTCATGGATTTGGAAAATTTTACCACCTGGTTGATTAATCATCTCTACCTCATTGGCGTTATACACAGGATTTTCATTATCTTTATAGACAAATGAACTGTATTTATAAGGATCGTATGTTATTATTTTTGAACTTGTTGGCGTTGGTATATCAGTTGATGGGTATTCAACGTAGTCAATCAAATCACCAATAACAAAAGCATGCACATTTTTCTTTTTTTCGTCACGAACTTTTTCAAGACCGCCTTGCCTAACCCTAAATTCAACATTACCTAATTTAACGTAGTTAGCATGCGCTACCACTAAACCTTTATATTGTATTGAAAACGTGTGTTTGTGTAAATTATAATATACCATTACCCGCTTACCCTTATAGGTTTCGTCATCATTTGTTTGTAGCGCATCATCCGTACCAGCAAACAAATCCAACTGCTGACCATCTTTTGGTTCAACACCCATAATTTCTAGCATTCTATTTAGCTCTTCGTTTAATGATATTTTTTTCATTTTATTTAATTTACTCCCACCAACCTGGCCAGATTTCAAAGTTTTTTGTGTCTGTATCAGCTAACCTTACCACTCTAGTTTTAAAATCCCAATGATCATCATCCGTGTATATTGTTTGTACAAATATGTGTTCTTCACCTTCACTTAAAGACGTTCTACCATTTTTCCAACCACCAATATCACCCAAATATTGTCCAACAGCAGCCCAAGGTGAACCAATCCATGGATTGTTAACCAAAAATTGCAAAACAATACTATCGTTATAAAATTCACCCACAACATCGATATCCCCCGATCCTTGACAAACAAATTTGTCACTACCAGATATGGTGGTATAATTTGCATGATCAGCGGTTACTTTCCAAGTACCACCATTAGCTCTAACTATAACTTTAGTTTCTTTAGTCATTTTATTTAATATAAATCGCAGTTAACCGCATTTTTTATTATTTGATATGAACTCTCATTTTCACCAAGCTCAACTTCTGTAGGTGCCATGGTTTTAAACATCTCTAACATTTCATTGTAATTAGCACAGATGTCTTTCTCTAACTCATCAACAGTCTCATATTTTTTAAAACCACCTTCAGGATAACCACCACCCTTTTTTAATAATTTACCATTGTTATCAAACTCAACTAAATCACCAGCAACAGAAAGACCAAAGTTTTGAAAATAAGCTGGCATCATCTTACCTCTTCTAGATATAATCCCAACAGAGCCAGTTTCCATTTTTGTATTTTCATCCATACCCCAATCCTTTCTATCGTCACAATCATCATAACCAGCGTTATAAGCCTCAATTTCTTCTGGTGTTAAGTCAGTTACTTTTTCGCCATGACCAGTACCCTCAGGCCATTTATGTGGATTTCTAGATCTACCATAATAAGCATCAGCATGTCCACGATCATATGGTGAACCATGTGATTGGTCATAAGCGGACTCCTCAATATGATGTGTTAGTGTGTCATCAAAATCCTCGTTTACTGAAATCGCTTTATATCCAATTTGAGTTAAGAAACTATCAGCGCTTTTAAAAATTCTAACAATCCTACCCTCATCCGAAACCTCAACAGCACCATCAGCTCTCATTTTGACTTTATCTCCAATTTCTAAAACATATGGCGCAATTTTATTCAAATCACCAACAATTGAACCTATTTCGGCTTTAGCCATTTCATCATAGCTAACTCCGCTAATATTATAAAGCGTACCCTCTTCTAATTCATCGGTATCGTCATCTTGACTGGTTTTATTAATAAACGGATCATTGTCTGGGTTAACAACACCATAACTATAATCAATTCCACCGTTTTTACCAGGTACGATTGCTTTATCTTTAAACTCTTTATAATCTGGATCGTTTTGCAAATCTTTTTTAAATTGATCCTTCGCACTTTCGTTGATGCCCATAATTTCTCGCATCCTCAAAATTTGTTCGTTTAATATATTTTTTTCCATGGGAATATTACTTTCACATAAATAGTTTAATTTTGCTTAAAAATTTAATTTAAAACGTATATATTTATCTGAAAACCACTTACCATGACTAATGAAGAGATCGTAGAAGAAATTTACTATGAAGCCCATACGGAAGGCTTTATTAGCGAACTAAACAATCTAATCCGTGAATTAGCATTTACACACCCAAAATTGACTCATCACGAAAGAGTTGAAAAGGCTTATCACCAAATCAAAAAAAACTAATAGTTTATTTACAAATAAAAATCTTTAGGTACTTTTGTAAAAAAAAATTATGGTTAACGTTGATATTAAGTATGACACCAGTATTGGTAGGATTTTTCTACAATCTGGATTCCCTATTGAGATAAAATTAAAGGTTCATAAGTATAATGGGTATGAGTACGAGCATTTAACTTATATGGACTATGTTATATTGTTGGAAAAAGGTAATGAATACTTTTTTGGTAATGATATAATAGTTGACGCTGATAATATTAAAGTTGAGGTTTGGGACTCTTGGGGTACTTCGATTCTTAGGAGTGCTATTTTCAAAAAAACAACATCAATACCAAGACAAAAAATATGCGTGGTTTGTCCAATCAAAAATGAGATTGATATCTTACCATTCTTTATCGATTACTATTTCAATTTTGTTGGTGTTGATAAGATTATTTTTTCTGATGGAAACAGTGATGACGGTTCCGTGGAGTACCTTAAAACTTTTGGTAGTAAAGTTGAGGTAATCATTGAGGATCATAAAGAGTACAATGAATACAATTTGATGGAATCCAGAAATGAAATCTGGAAGAAATACAAAGACGAGTACGACTGGTTTATCATTGTTGATGCTGATGAATTTTTATATCACCCGAATATTAGAGAAAAAATTATTGAGTATAAGAAAAACGGGATTACAATACCAGTTACATATGGTTACGAAATGTACTCAACTGAATTCCCAAAATTCCAACCAGGAGTTTATTTACCAGATATTATAAAAAATGGTGAGGTGAGTAGCGGTTTAGATAAATACGTACTATTCAACCCAAAAGAGGTTAATATGAGATATTCATATGGTAGCCACCAATCTTACCCAACTGGTAACGTGGTTTACAATTCTGACACCGAATTATACGTATTACATTACAAACACCTATCATACGATTATCTGGTTAGAAAATGTGCGTATGGTGCCAAAAGAAGATCAGATCATGCAAAAGAAACCATGATGGCTGACCATTGGGACGTAAGAGCTGTTTTAACCGAATCCGAATATATGGAAAAAATCTCCAAAGGGGAACAAATTATACCTTAAACCAAATTCCCATATATTTATAAAAACATGAAAAAACAAGTTTCCCTATTAATGGTTGTTAAGGACAACAAGATTTTGCTTTTCAAGAGAAGTGAGACTGACGAATCAAACCCAGGAAAATGGGCTATGATTGGCGGTGGCGTTGATGCGGGTGAAACACCAGAAGAAGCATTGACCAGAGAGGTTAAAGAGGAAGCTGGGGTTTTCTTGCAAAACTTTACCAATTTAAAAAAATATGGTTATGGTAATGTTGAATTGAATGTATTCTACACAAATACATTTGACGATGAAAACATTAAGTTAAACAAAGAACATACCGAATACAAATATTTTACTTTGGAGGAATTGGAGAATGAGGAGAATACAATCAAAACCAATATTCAATTCGCCAAAGATTATAATGAGGTTGCTAAAAAAGATGCCAAATTGCAAGAGCACCTAAACCAAATGAAACGTTTACTATAATCTGGTGCGCAGCACCAGTTCGGACAGCATAAGTGATTTATGAAAAAGAGGACACTAACGGAAGAAATCGCAAAAATGAAAACCATGATGAATGTTATGGGCGAGGTTTCAGATGAAACTTACAATAAAATTCTATCCGATTATTCCAGCGCCAGATTAATCATGTCCGATAAAGACAGCATCGAATTCAAACCAACACCAAATCAGGAAATATCATTCAAACCAAAAGGGTTGTGGTATGGTATTGGCGATAGTTGGATAAGGTGGGTTAGATCTGAAATGCCCGACTGGGAGGCTGACAACGTTTTTAAAATCGATATCAACGAGGATAGAATCCTAAAAATCACCAACTATAAAGAATTGGTTGCGTTTGAAGAGAAATACAACGCAATGCGTCCAGAGGACAGAACCATAAGAAATTATTCAGCAATGATGGCCAGCAGATATAAATCAATCGATTGGTCATTGGTCGCCAAAGATTATGCGGGCATAGAAATTGCACCTTATATTTACAAAGCCAGGTATGAGCATATGTGGTATTATGGATGGGATGTGGCATCTGGTTGCATCTGGGGTGATGGTGCAATAACAAATATTACAAAATTAAATAACGAAGTTGCATCGGTTGATGAGATGGTGACCAAAACAAAGGTTATCTGTGATGACTGTGGTTGGAGTTGGAAAAAGAGTGAAGGTGGGGATGATATGTACATCTGTCATAAATGCGGATGTGATAACGATCCAAACAAACAACCATTGGATGAATACATCCGCAAGATTGGAGATGATAAATGGAGGGTATACTCTGAAAAGGGTGGAAACCTAGGAACTTATAATTCAGAAGCTGGGGCTAAAGAAAGATTGCAACAGATTCACTATTTTAAAAACAAAAAATAATGTATACAAAAGAACAAATTAAAGACACCGTGTTAGCCAAAGGCTATAAATGGTTTGATGATGCCGCCAATAAAGGATATGATGTTAATATCGTTGGTGTGAGAAATAACGCCCCATCTGTTGCGGATAAGGTTACCAATGTATTTGATGATCATTTAACCATTACATTTAAGGATGAAGCGGGGGTTGAACAATTTTATTGCTGGAATGCAACCACGGATCCTGGTAAAAAGGGTGTTATGGAATTTCACAATAACAAAGGTGTTGCCAGATTGGTACCAGGACAATATAGAAGCGTTTGGTCAGTTGATAAACACCAGGGCAAATATGATGCATTATGTCAGAGAAATGGTAATGTAACAGTATATAGAGATGCGAACAGAGATTTAATGTTTAGCGAATCGGTTACCGATACTGGTATGTTTGGAATCAATATCCACAAAGCTGGCCAAGATTCAACTTGGGTTGAAAACTGGAGCGAAGGTTGTCAAGTATTTAAGAGAGTGAAAGATTTCGATGAGTTCATGAAGATATGCAAAAAAGCATCAAAGATACACGGAAACAAATTTAGTTACACTTTATTAGAATCAACTGACATAGTTTAATGAAATGCAAGACTCGATCAAAATTGAAAATGTAAAGTTTGCAAATACTGATGGGGAAGAGATGACCCCAGTGCAAACATACCTAACACCATTCGCTGAAGTTTATATTGCATTTAAGTTAACAAATGGTTCTTTTTTAAATGTGCCAGCAAATACAATCAAAAAATATATTGTTGGTGTAACGGAACCAAGATACGAATTTAACTAACACCAAAACTATTTATATATAACATGGAACAAAAAGACTTAAATAGACTTGTTGAGATAATGGTAAAGATTAACGATGATTTGGTTATCGAATCATTTGATGCCATTAATGAGGGTGAAAAGAAAGCTGATCGTTGTCTTAGAATTGCAAGACGAAAATACGACAAGCCATCCGCATACAGGTCTGGTGCCATTGTTCAATGTAGAAGAGGAAAGATTTGGAAAGGTCTAAAGGAAGAAGATATCAATGAAGCTCCTGAGGATATTATGGATCTAATCTATAAAGCTCACGATGCCATAACCAGAAGAAAGGGAAAAGATTATGCGCCAGACGTTCATGAAATACAAGCATGGATAGATGCACATATTGATTCTGAAGCTGAAGGTATGGATGAAGCCAAAAAAACCGATTACACCAAAGAGAAGAAAAGCGGATTGCACGGTTGGTTCTCAAGAAGAGGTGGTGGTGGAAGCAAAGGTTGGGTTGATTGTAATACATGCAGAAAAACTGATGGTAAAAAGAAATGCAAAGCCTGTGGAAGACAGAAAGGTGAAGACAGAGCTAAATATCCATCATGTAGACCCACACCCGCATCATGTGGAACTCCAGGTAAAGGAGATAAGTGGGGTAAGACAAAAGAATAACATATTTGTATGATATATCGGACATTAATTACCTATATGACTCTGTACGTTGCTTTTAACGTTGGAGATCATCTTTAGCAGTTTACTATTATCAGTTTTAACAATAACCGTTTTTTCGGTTGGTGGTGATGGCATTTCCATTCTGGCAACACGTGGCTCATTAGGATCATTTGATTCTTCCACATATCTTGGTCTTTCTTTTCTCTCCATAGTTGTTGTGGTAGATAAAATTTTACCATTTGAATTTCTGGCTTCGGTTTCCAGAGATAATAATAAATCAAGCACTTCTTTTTCCCTGGCAACAAATCTATTTGTGCAACTAGATTGCTCAGATAGTATTTTACTGTTGAGTGTATCCACCTGATTGGATAATTGCTCGATTTGGAGCCTCTGACGCTCGACTTTTAGTTCCAGCTCCTCATTATCCTGTGTAAAGGAAGAAACGATCTTAGGAGCCACGGAAATGGTTACAATGGCAAATAAAACGATGGCAAGCGCAGATAAACGCTGCTTCATTGAAATCTTGGAGATAATCTCGGAAATATACTTAAACATAGTGGTAATTTTATTATAAATACCTCGTTTTATGTAAAATAAACCATGGTTAATCGGATAATTTCCGAATTACCATACATAATTTGACAAATTATAAGGTTCTGGCCTTATCGTGTAATTAACCGATAATTTGGGTTATCGTTTAAAAAGCCGATATTTTGGAAAAAAAATACTCCCAGAAATTTTTTTGAAAATCCGTTTGGATCCTGAAAGGGGTCAATATTTGGAAAAAAGGACCTCCCAGAAATTTTTTTAAGAAACAATTCATTTAGATGTTTGACCCCCCTATTGGGGTATATAACGGGGGGACCAGGGAGGGGGATACGGGAGGGGAGGCCCCATACGGGGGGTAGTTATCCACATATGAAAAAAGTTACCCACATTGTTAGTGTGGATAACTTTCTGTTAAAATACTTGTGTATTAAAAACCTTATCCGAAGATAAGGTTCTCGCCACACTTGATTTTCTTAATACCCTCCATTTTAATAGTACGGATAATAACCTCATTATCTTCGGTTAACCCTTGATTAAGTGGTCGGTTACTTCTTTGTTTATACTGCTTAATAACCTCCATTTGTTCGGGTGTAGCCTCAACCCCGTCCACAAAGTAATTAAGCGTTTTAGCGTTATTACAAGAGAACTTTAAGTACTCGCAAGTAAGGTCGGACTTCTTTGCTACTACTGAACCATTAAAGCCGTCATTTACGGGTGTGAACCAATTTTCTTTGGCTACAAAGTTAGCGTCTTTACCCTCTCTAATTAGGGCGTTATTAACCATATTTTGATAGTTAGCGTTCAATAGCATATTGTAGTCCACTAACTTGGTAATAACTGCATTACGCAAAGGATTACCCGTCTTTAACATTTTTTGTTCAACCTCTGCTAATACTTGTGCAAATTTTGCTGAACCTCCGTCTTTAATAAGACTTGCTACGATTTGTGATTTTTTGTTGTACATATGTTTTTTGATTTTGATAGTACAAAGGTATGGTATTGTCCTTTAATGGCAAAATTTTGGGGTAATTATTTTTATGATAGTTATTAACAAGTTATCCACATAAAAAAAATATAGGGCAACGTACTTCTGATTTACTTCGTGGTCTTACCCCCGCCCGTCTCGATTTCTCATTGACAATGTAAAGGTAAGTATAATAAATTTAACCTGCAAATTTCGATCGAAAATTAATTAAATAAAAAAGGGACTTTCGTCCCCTTTAATTAATTATAAGCATCGCAAGTGTGGTGTTTGTGTCTTTCGGGCTTAATCGGTGCGTAGTGTGTCTTATAAGCATCGCACTGATGATATTTAACTCTCTTGTGCTTTTTCAACTTCTTAACTCCATCGTTTGCAAAACTTGTTCCAATCGCCATCACTGAAACCATTACTAAAAGAACTAATTTTTTCATAACAAATATGTTTTTTGATTTATAATGTAAAGGTATATATAATAAATTTAACTCACAAATTTGAGCATAAAAAAAAGGGGATTTCTCCCCTTTAATTAATTTACTGCTAAAAGTTTTTCGTTTGTTCGTTTGACGTATGCCTTGTTATTTTTAATTGTAACATAAGCATCTTTGGTTGTCTTAAAGTTTACGTCTAAGTCAATATCTCCCGACTGATAAGATATAAACTTCATTGATTTAGTTTTATTGTCTTCGTTGGTAAAATTAACAATATAAACTTTGTTATCTTCCAATTCAATAGCATAGCGGTGCTTTGGCTTTGCATTGTTAGTTAGATTTGCGGATATTTCAGCAAAGGTACTATCCTCTTGCATCTCGTAAACTCTAAAGGTCGCTTTAGCGTCTACAAATTTACCGCTTACAATTACTTGTGCTTTTGTGGTCAATGTTACTCCCAACATTGCAACCATTACGATTAGGGATTTTTTCATAGTGTTTTCTGATTTGATGATACAAAGATATATGTAATATATTTAATATGCAAATTTTAATATAAAAAAAGGGGACTTTTTTGTCCCCTTTAATAATTACCAAAATGAAGGTGTTTCAATTTTTATTTTACTCTTAACCCAATTTAGTATTTGCTCTGCATAATATGAACTTGTATTCTCAAATAAGAAATTATCCATTTGTGTTTCTGCTCTGCTATCATTAGTATCAAATGAATACTCGTGGTCGCAAACTACAAAGGTTACTTTCTTTTTCTTTTCATCGGTGGTTACTTTAATAATACCCCCTGAATGATACTCGGACTTGAATGTTTTTGTTGCCATTGTTTTTTTGATTTTGATAGGACAAAGGTAAGTATAATAAATTTAACCTACAAATTTTCGATCGAAATTGATTAAATAAAAAAGGGGCTTTCGCCCCCTTTAATTAACCTGCTATGTTGCCAGTTTGTATTTGTTTCTTTTGGTTTTCATATACCCAATATAATAAACCATAAAGCAATACAGGGGCAAACATTGTTACCATAAAAGTAACCCCCATAACCAATTCAGTAACTTTGAAAATGAAACAATCATTTGCTACATTTACTAAAGTTGTTAAAAGCATTACACCGAATAAGATATAATACACCGCAAAAAATTTATCAAAGTTCTTTTCTAATTTGTTAACTTGTTTTTTCATTTTGTTTTTGTTTTTTGATTTATGATACAAAGGTAAGTGTAATAAATTTAACTTGCAAATTTTAATGTAATTTTTTTTTAATTAAAAAGAAAAGGGGCAAACTTTCGTTTAACCCCCATTCCTCATCTAATCAAAAAAACACTCTTTAATTACTTGGTTTTGTCGCAACTATTCTCGGTACAATATCATTTATATATTGCTCGGTTAAATAATTTTGCTGAACAAAAACCAAGAACTCTTTTGTTGGTGTTCCGTAAATTGTTCCAAGAACAATCCCCGTTTCCCTATGTTTAATTTGCGTTTCACTCCCGTTTGTTTTTGAAGGTTTTAATACAACCACAAATGAGCAACACAAACTTTCATCCGACTTAATGCTATTACTAATATAAACGCTATCCGCTTTATTTGTATAGTAGTATTCTAATACCAATGTCGGTTCCGTTTCTTTAGCACTCGCACTGAATACAATCAAAGCGAATGCAATTAAGGTCAATATTTTTTTCATATTACAAATATATGAATATTTTATTTAATATCAAAATGTTTGGGGTTTATTTTTTCTCTTTTTAACAAATTCCTTTATATCCTCAATGATTAAAAGAACTAATAATGAGAAACACATAACCCCCATAAAAGCCATACCCATTTGATTGTTAACGGGGATATCCCAAGTGAATGCAACCCAAAATGCAAAGATAGTGAATGCAATGAATGTGATGTAGTAGAATGTTGATTTCATTTTGTTTGTTTTTTGATTTGTGAATACAAAGGTAAGTATAATTTATTTAACTACCAAACTTTCATTCAACTTTTTTGCAAAACTTTCTGCACCCTCTTGGCTATTAAATTTGTAGTTAGCCATATCTTTACCTCTATAAGGTTTTAAGGTCTTGTGGCTTATTACCTTACCCTGCTCGTTTGTTACATAATAGTAAGTGCTACAAGCTGGCATTCCACTTGGCAAACTCTTTGGTTTGTAAGGGATGTACTGATTTGATTCTACTTTATACATTGTTTTTTGATTTTGATAGTACAAAGGTAAGTGTAATTTATTTAATATGCAAATAAAAAGGGGACTTTTTTGTCCCCCCCTTTAATTAAATTTCAGCCTTAACCCAATAGATTGGTAAACCTGGGTATCGTCTTTTAAATTCTTCTGCACCCTTTTCTTCGGCATCTCGTTTGTTGTTCGCTTGAACATCAAACCCGTACTTTTGGTGGTCATCCCCTTGCTCTCTTCCATAGTGGTCATCGGGGTCGATTGACATGATTGTTACATAATAAGTCGCCATACTTTATTTGTTTTTGATTATGATACAAAGGTAAGTATAATAAATTTAATGTGCAAATTTTATTGCAAAAAAAAAGGGGATTTCTCCCCCTTTAATTAACTGAAATATGGTTGAATGATTTCATTGTCGCTTTTCTCAACTTGCTCTTTCACATACTCAACGGCTTTCTTGTCGGTTGGGTCATAAACATAAGCTCCGTTACTTGATGCAACTGCGAACTGCCCGTTTGATAAACCCCAAAAGTAATAACGGATTGTATCGTTTGGCTCTAACTCATTTAATGAATTAGCACACACCGAATTCAACTCGGGGAATAATCTAACCCCACCCGTAATACTTGATACAATGGCAAGTTTCATATTGCCGTTTGCGAATTCACTTGCTTCGGTTGTTCTACCGATTTTGTTAAGAGCCTCAACTAAGTAAGATTTGTAAGCCCCAGCTTGTGGTCTTGGAAATGGATTGTTCATAATACTTTGTTTTTTGATTTATGATACAAATGTACTTATAATAAATTTAACTCGCAAATTTTCGATCGAAAGTTATTAACAAAAAAAAGGGGATTTCTCCCCTCTCTTTTAACCCCTTTTATAGAATATCAGTTTGCAAGTTTTCTTTTGGTTGTAAACATCTGGTGCGTTACAATTATAACCCCCTTGCTCGTTACCCCAATCGTAATAAAAACGAACATAGTTTTTAACCAACTCCAACTCATCTTGTGTTAAATGTTTGGCGAATTCAACTACCAATGTGTTCTCCTCGTTGTTCCTAACGATTGTCATAACATCGCTAACATCTTTTGGTAAAACTGCTTTGGTTTTAACCCATTGTGAATTGGTCTTTAATGTGTCGCCAATTACGGTTTGTGCTTTTAAACTTGTTGTGGCTAATAGCACTGCTGAAATAATAAATAACTTTTTCATTTTGTTTGTTTTGATTATGATACAAAGGTAAGTGTAATAAATTTAACTCGCAAATTTTAACAAAAAAAAAGGGAACATTTGTTCCCCTTTAATTATACCTCAACGATTCTACAATGATTCTCCAACTCATCCAAAGGGATTCTACCTCTATTAGATGAATAATACCCTTGTTGCTCGTAGCGTTTCTTCCACTCAAAGAAAGCGTTCATTGCCTCTTCTTTGGTGTTGTAGGTGTTGCTGTGGTGGATGCTAAACCCATCGGGGCTGATTACATCAAATTGTTTTTTCTTTGCCATTGTTTGTTTTGATTTTGATAGTACAAAGATATGTATAATTTATTTAACCACCAAATTTTATTGCAAAAAAAAACGGGGATTTCTCCCCGTTCCGTTAATTAAATTGTGATGCCCAAATTGAACACTTCACCTTGTCAACCCAAATAATCATTGCTTCCAATTCTTCCTTTGTGGTTAATGGCTCGGTGCTTTCCCCCTCATCATCTGTACCTTGTAAGATACCATTTCCAACGCAAGGGTAGTTCCAATTTTCCATCATAAAGCCACCTTCAAATGGATGATACAACCCTTCATCATCTACATAGATTGTGTCCTCATTTTCGAATGTTACGGGACAAGCAAATGTTGTACACTCGTTTCCGATTGCTGGTGCAATGTCTTCCCAAGAGTTGATTTCGATTTCCTCAACCTTGCGTTCTGCTGAATTAATTTTAAAAGCCTTCATTGTTTTTTGATTTTATGATACAAAGATAAGTACAATAAATTTAACCTCCAAATTTTCCCATAAGTTTTTTTACCTCATCTAACTCTCGTATAACATCATCCATTTTCTTTGATATATTTAAGTGGGTGTGGTGTTTACTTTTAGGCTCCCATAGATCCGAAAGGGTTCTATATCGTTCCTCGAGTAATATCCGTTTAATTATTAATGTTTCTTTGTCCATTAATTTAGGATTGATTTAATAGGGATTGGAAAGTCTAAATAAGACGCATCTAACCACTTATCTATTTTAACTGAGCGGTCTTTAATTTTTTCCTTACGATACACTTTAACGCAAGTCTCCAAGTCAGCATCAGCAAAAATAGTTTCGGTGCTTTCGTCTTCGTTTCGTTTAAATACTTCGTACCAAGTTTTTTCGTTTCTCATTTTGTTTTTGTCTTTGTTTTATGATGCAAAGGTATATATAATAAATTTAACCCACAAGTTTTCAACAAAGTTTTAAACAACAAAAACGGGGATTTCTCCCCGTTCTAATTACCAAGTTTTTGGATATTTGTTTAAGATTTCTTCGGTGTAAAGAACTCCGTTCCCGTTCCCTAAAACATCTTCCCACCATTTAATACCAACCATTAATCGTGGTACTGCAAACTTCATAACATCTTCATCGTGTACTCTAAATAACAAGTCGTTTCTTCCTCCCGTTCCTGGTTCTCCTTCCGTTGGTAAAGTTAATACTTCCTCACAATACTTTCCACGAACTCCGAACTCGGATTGCAACCAATTCTCAAAGTTTTCTACTTCGTCTGCTCCAACAACTGTGCCTTCCCAAACGCATAACTGATTAAAGTTTTCCATTTTTATTTGTTTTTTGATTATGATACAAATGTACTTATAATAAATTTAACTCGCAAATTTTTGAGCAAAAAAAACGGGGATTTCTCCCCGTTCTATTAGTTAAAGTATTTCTCCATTATACCTTGCTTCGCTGCCATTGATTGGCTCATAAGGTACATTGTTTCTCCCGTTGGTTTGTCGTGGTGCGATATAACAACTTCAATAATACCTTTGTTGTCCGTTGGATGAAACAACATTGTAAAGTCGCTATTCGGTGCAAGTCTACGGATTAAAGTTTCTGCGCTCTCCGTTTCAAATTTAGTATAACCTGCAACATTTCTCCAAGTTAAAGATAACCCGTAACAAAAGAATTTCTTTGTACGCATTTTCTTCATCATTGATTTAACTTCATACACAAAGTCTTCCCAATACATTTGTGCTTCCATTTCATCTTCAACTTCGGGTAAGTGATAACCCGCTAAAATTCTTTTGTTTTCTTTGATTAGTGTGTCCATTGTTTTTTGATTTTGATAGGACAAAGGTAAGTATAATAAATTTAACCTACAAATTTTTGAGCAAAAAAAATGGGGGATTTCTCCCCCTTTAATTAAAGTACTATCTTCGTTTCTTCCTTATTGTAAGGAAACAACCCAATAGACATAACTAGAATAAACGTAAAGGTAATAATCATAAAACAAACTACCCAAACGATTTCAGTAGTCATTGGATTGTCTTTTTCAGTTAAGGTAGCACCCAAGCTAAACCCTGAACCTACAAGTCCTAAAATTGATAGGATAAACGGAAACATTTTTAATTCTTTCATTGTGTTTTGATTTTATGATACAAAGATAATTGGATTAAATTTAACTTGCAAATTTTATTTTAATTATTTTTTAATGCACAGGGCCACAAGTCTGATAGTTTGTTCTCCATTGTTTACAATTGTGGCTTTCAGTACTGCAAGATGCTAGTAACATAGCAATAAATAAAACTGCAAGGACGTAGATTAGAAAGTAAGTGATAAGTTGTTTCATTTTGTTTAGTTTTGATAGTGCAAAGTTAGACATAATATTTTTAATGCTCAAATTTTAAGATAAAAAAATAAATAAAAAAAGTTACAATAAAGTTTGGCGGTTAAATTTATTATATGTACCTTTGTATTGTCATTGAGAAACAATGAAGGGCGGCTCCTAAGAGTGCGAAGGGATCAGAGGTAGGTTGTCCCAAACTTTTCTGGCTATAAACAAAAAAAGTTACCCACATTGTTAGTGTGGATAACTTCTTGTTAAATTATTTGTGTATGAAAAACTTATCCGAAGATAAGTTTCTCACCACATTTGATTTCTTCAATTCCTTCAATCTTGATTGTGCGAATTACCACATCATTTTCAAGACCTTGATTAACTGCTTTGCTCGGTTTTTGTTTGAACTGCTTGATTGTTTCCAATTCGCTTTCAGTCGCTTCAATTCCGTTTACAAAGTATTTCTCGGTTTGTGCATTGTTACAAGCGAATTTAAGGTATTCGCAAGACATATCACTTTTCTTTGCAACGATTGAGCCATTGAAACTATCATTTACAGGTGTAAACCAATTTTCTTTTGCTTGAAAATCTGCTTCTTTGCCCTCACGAACACGAGCATTGTTTACCATATTTTGATAGTTAGCATTGAGCAACATATTGTAGTTTACCAATTTGGTAATTGTTGCGTTACGCAAAGGATTGTTGGTTTTCAACATCTTTTGTTCAACTACCGCTACAACTTGTGCGAATGTAGCACTACCGCCATCTTTGATTAAAGTTGCGATGATTTGAGATTTTTTGTTTTGCATATCTATTTGTTTTTGATTAGAAGACAAAGGTCGCTATAATTTTTTTAACCTGCAAATTTTAAGACAATTATTTTTAAAAATTTTCTTTTTCAAAGTCAAGACCCGCATCTTCAATCATTGCGATAAAGTCGTATTCCTTTTTAATTACATCAACCTCATCTCTCATTAACATTGCCTCAAAGTCAATCGCTTGTTCCTTCAGTATTGCTAATCCTGGATGTATAGCCCCATTCTCAACTTTAAATATAAGAGTAGTCTTCTCACCCAACAACTCTTTCATTTTGTCGTTGATAGCGTTTAGTTTGCGAAGCAATTCTTGCTTTCTAATTGCGGTTTCTTTTATCATTGTCTTTTGATTTAATAATGCAAATGTCGGTGTATTAAATTTAACCTGCAAATTTTGACCACTTGAGTTATCCACAAGTTATTAACAAAAAGGGGATCTATAATTAGACCCCCTCTTCTCTCATCAAACAAACAAATAATTGTGATTAGATTGCATCTCTCTTAATAGTAGTTGCATATCTTTGTAAAACTTCAACTCATCAATATCAACCAATATCTTAATGGTTTGGTTGTTATCAATAACATTTTTCCACTTGTTTTTAAGAACGATGAAAAAGTTTTCAGCCACTTTTAGTTGTGGTTCATTCCTACAACTCCATAGTGTTTTGAATACTTTTGACTTCTCATTCTCATAATGGTGTCCGAATTCAGATAGCATATTCATAGTGTTTTGATTTGAATACAAAGATAGATGTAATAAATTTAACCTACAAGCCGTTACGATATTTTCTTTTCATATTATCGAACAATGCCTCGGGATTGTCAATAGCAAGGTTTACCGCTTGGTTAATTAACCACGATGGATGCACTTGCAATTTCTTCGCTGCTCTTTCAAGTCGTTCCATATCGACTTTCTCCATAGCGAAATGTCTTACTTTTCTTTGGTTGTAAATTGTTGCCATATTGCTTTTGATTTATGAATACAAATGTAAGTATAATAAATTTAATGTGCAAATTTTAATTCACTTTTTTTTCGATCGAAAATGAATGCAAAGGAAAAGGGGCTTTCGCCCCCTAACCTAATCAAAACACAAGTACATTCTCTTAATCTTCGACTAAATCGAATTCAAACTTTTCAAACTCTTTCGGTTCTGTGTTACTAACAGAAACTACATCTCTCGCCCACAATCCAATTAAGGAACTTTCACCTCTGTAATCTCCACCGCCACGACCATTGCCCTCGCAAGTTAATAGTGGTAAAGGGTGAATTCTCCAACCGTCATTATCTGGCACTTCGGTTTTATCCACATAACATTTCTTTGTGTGGTTAATTACGAAACGATAATCTTCGTCTTCTTTTGGTACGTTTGGGATAACCTTTTCGGTATCTTTGCAACGACTATATACATTGCTTTTACGACCTTTGCATTCATCTGCATAATCTCCCGCCCAAACAACCCTTTTAGGATTATCAGCGATTAATGTTTCGAACGCCCTAACAAAACCATTCTTTAACCGAGAATGTTCCATTAGTTTAAGGCCTGAACCACATTTGAATACAGACCCGTCTTCACGTGTCCATTCTTCCTCAATGTCGTGTGAATAAACCCACGCTTTAACTGTTTTTTTGTTTTCACCCAAAATTGCGGGTTTGTAATACTGTCCCATATTGTTTTTGATTTATGAATACAAAGGTAAGTATAATTTTTTTAACCTGCAAACTTTTTTACAAATTAATCTTCAATAACATTAAATTTGTTGAAATCAAATCGCTCAAATAATTCACTTGCCAGTTCTTCATTAGTGTATTCAGCATAACCTTTATGCCCGTACTCTAATAAAGATGCTGCGTATGAATCATCCCCGTCATAATGACCCGTCACAAATGAATCGATATCATCATCAACCAATTTATTAATGGCGTCTTGTCTTTTAATCGTTTCCATATGGTGCCTCATTAAAGGTTCTAAAATCGTCACCCACACTATTTGATTGTGTGCGATAGTATTCAGCTATGTTGATAATCTCATCAACCAATTGCTCATCGGACATCTTCGCAAATTTCTTTGCATCCTCAATGGTTTCTATCTCATCACCCGCCATATCAAAGATGGCGTTGATTAGTTTTTGTCTTATTGTTTCTTTCATACTACAAAGGTAAGTATAATAAATTTAACTACCAAATTTTATTATGAAAAATGTTTCCAAGTTAATGATTCATCACTAGACAAATCACAAGCAATCTCAATGTTATTTAAGTGTGTCCAACACTCATCTGCCATACCTGTCGGCTTTTGAAATGTCTCATCCAATCCATTCTCATAGATGAATGCACGAATAACCTTTAGATCGTCCTCAACCATGGCTAGTCGGTGTTTTAATTGTTCTAACTCGTTCATATTATGATAGTTTTTCTAATTCAGTTATATACGCCTCGAATTCATTTCTCATCTCATCAGTATCAAATTGTGGTTTACCCTCATCATCAATGTAATAATAAACCCCAACCTTAATTTCCTTTGGTAAGATGTCTTCAACCTCAAGTTCCCCACTATGAATGCACTCAATGATTCTTTCCTCGTATTCCTTTTGGATATCATCGGGACAATCACAAACTCGTAACGCCTCGAACTCATCTTCAGTTAATCCAAGTAAAGCGTCTTCCCTGCTACCTGCAAAGAATATCTTTCCGTCAGTCCAACGAACAAATGTGTTGGTTTTCTTTTCTCTAACAAGGTAAGTACCTTCTTTTCTATAAATGTTCATAGTGTTTTGATTTATGGTACAAAGATAAGTACAATAAATTTAACCACCAAATTTTATTACAATTTTTTTTACATCCACCCTTGTTTATATATCTTAGGTGTTTTGCCAACCTTAGACCAAAACTCAAACCACTCACCCCACTCACCTCGTCTGTGTCGGTAGACCGCAACATTCTCATCAAAACTGTCTTTCATAAACGAATTCATTCTCCGTTTAACTTCAGCGTATGTTGATACCTCTATTCCTTTTTGCTTTCCGTTCTCGTCCGTATAACGAACATAAGGTTTAAATGCTTTTGCCATAATTATAAGTGTGTTTGATATCCACAATTTAGACATTCAATATAAGGTTTCCCACCCTCTCTAACTGCAACACTATCTTCTGGTAATAGATACCATTCATTGTTGCTACATTCTGGACATTTGGCTTCCTCACCACCCATTCGTTCGGTCATAGTGATTTGCCCTTTATGAAACGGATATACCTCATCAAGTACATTCCCTTTAATTTCTTTTAGTACCGATTGGTAGAATTTTGGTTTTGGTAACTTAGCCATGTTGTTTTGTTTTTGATAGTGCAAAGATACTTATAATAAATTTAACTCGCAAATTTTTGATCGAAAATTATTAACAAAAAAGGGAACTTTCGTTCCCCTCTTGTTTATCAAAATCAAATCACAAATCAATCTTCACTATCGGTGTATTCAATACAATTACACTCAACAAATAGTTTCAAGTGTCGCACACCATCAACATAAACAAACTCCATTTCGTTTGTTGTGTTAAATCGGTGGCTCTCATCTTCAACCTCACCTCTTGTTTCGGGTTGGAAATCGTATGAGTGGTTTTCAAATTTATCTTGCAAATCTTTGATAGCAACTTCAAGTTCATCAGTTAAGATAAAATCTTTTTTGTAATCAACACTCGCACCATTCCAACTTGAATTAGCCATACCCAAAATGTATTCATCAAGTATCTTAAATTCCTCATCAGTAATTGGTACTAAAACTTCACCACTTTTGTTTTCCGACCATTCAGCTTCTGCTGATTTGGTGTAATAAAACTCATCACCCTCATCAGACAATTCAATACGAACACAACCACTTTCACCAATATAGTGTCCATCGGATGCTTCGTAGAACTGAACATTTTTATACACCTCATCTTCAAAGTAACTTTCCAAGTTACCACTTTCATCAACGACATTACCATCTACATCATAGAATGATAGTGAGGTGTCGTTCATACTATCACCACCACAACTGAACTGAAATTCAGCGTATGAAATGTTAGCCTCGTTCCATTTTTTAATTATTTCTTGCATATTGTTTTGATTTATGATACAAAGATAAGTGTAATAAATTTAACTCGCAAACTTTTCTTCATTTTCTTTTCTTAATTTTTCCAAGAAAAGATTTGCAGTTTCAATCGCTTCGGGGTTTTCAACTAATTTAACTCCGTTGCACATCCACTCTTGCACTTCCAAGTGTTTAAGATAATCTTGTGGCGTTGGTACGAACTTCATACGGAAATCTTCCAATATGTGCAACATAGCAATATCAACCACATCAACACTTTTTCCATCCGAATTGGTTATATTGTAACCGAATATCTTTGGAACAATAGTGTAAGCGAACCAAGTGTTATGTGTTAATAACCTCGCTGAATTGTTGTTCATAGTCGCTTTCGGACTATCAATCAGTTCGTGGATTGCCAAGTAATCTTCTACTTTACCACCCCAACGCTTAACTGAACTTTTTGAATGAATTAAAGGATTTGCCATTGTGTTTTGTTTTGATAGTACAAATGTACATACAATAAATTTAACCTGCAAATTTTACTATAAAAAAGGGGAAATTTCTTTCCCCTTTAACTAATCCCAAATTCGTGTTACTTGTTGGTTGAATGGGTTGTACTCAACTTGCTTACCCATAACCCAATCACCTTTATCAACTTTCAAAGTTTTGTGTTCGTTACTCCACGCACCATTCGGCTTTTCGTGTTTCAACTCACTATCTTCTTTGATAGTTATTTCGTGGAAATCTACTACATCAGTATCCATAGAGAAACTTCCGTAGAGTGTGTGCTGATTGATACCCTCACCAACCAACAATGTGTGCTTTTTTAACGATTTTTTCATTGTGTAATGATTTTATGATACAAAGATAAGTGTAATAAATTTAACTTGCAAATTTTATCTTAACTTTCTGCAACAAGTAAATTAAGATATTCTTTTTCGGTTAGGTGTCTTGCCGTACTCAAAGGCTCATACTTACCTTTTGGTTTAATCATAACGCAATCACCTTGACGAATGATTTTGTCAATCTTACCGATTGGTACATTGGTTTGAATAGTCCAAGCAATACATTGGGTAGCGTTAATCTTACTCTTATCCCAATTCCACATATCACCCAATTCGTTTGTACGATATACTGACTGCAAATCAACCCAAATAAGATACTCTCTATCCGTACTTGTGTCCTTGCAACGAATATAGTGGCAATTATCCATTTTACGCCAAGAATTTTCTATCCCTTGACTGAACACTTCGCCATCAACTTCGTACAACTCATAGGTGTCATTGAACTTATGCTCAACCAATTCACCTTGTTCGTTAATCCAAGAGGTTTGCTTTTTAATTGTTTTCTTTGATAGCAATTTTGGATTAACCGATTTAACAATGGTATCAATCCCCAAATGAACGATACCAATTCTGCGTTGTTCCAAGTTAGGTAACAATGCAATATCGCTAAACGAAGCTGGAACAATGTCATTCCAAAAGTCCTCTAATTGAGCCATTGGACATTCATCTTTGTACTTTAATTTGAGAACACGACATCCCAAGTCAAATGGGAAATCTACATTACTGATTACTATTTTTGCCATATTGTTTTGATTTATGATACAAAGGTAAGTATAATTTATTTAACCACCAAATTTTATTACAAAAAAATGGGGAAATTTCTTTCCCCACTATTTTAATACTCATACTCAACTTCCCAACTCACCCTCTGCGTTTTCTTTTGTAGCAACGCTTTAAGGTCTTTGGTAAACTTCTTTTCAGCATCACTATTAAAGTAAGAACCCAACGCACTCTTAACTACTTCAAGTATCGGTGTATTCTTTGTGGTGTCGCTGAATGTAAAGTACGCATCAACCGACCAATCCTTTGGTATTGAGCCATGGTCTTGGTGACCAATACGAGCCTTTTTTAAGCCTCTCTCCATACGGATAATTGGTGTTTCGTACACATCAGTCATATCATCGTACCAATCAATTTCGCTGAACGATACTGACATCGCTAATAGGTTCTTGGTCTTAATAGATTTCCAAAAACTTTCAACATTCTCTGCGATACGATTTTCATTTACATACAACTGCGATTTTCTATCCGAACCCGAAAAGTCCGAACTGATACATAAACGCAATTTGTTGTCTTGGCTTAATCGGTTTACTGATACCGATAAACATTCTTGTGTGAAAAGTGATTTTATCATTGTGTTTTGATTTAACTATACAAAGGTAAGTGTAATAAATTTAACTCGCAAATTTTAATGAAAAAAAATGGGGGAAATTTCCCCCACTCTTTATGCAACTTCTTCTTCCAACTGACAAGCCTCACCTCTTTCAGTAGCCTCGATCAATTGGGTGATTTCGTGCTTGATGCCATCTTTCCAACTATCAGTTTCGAAACTAACCTCATCTAAATAGATTTCGTTTCCATTCTCGATACGGAACTCACATCGTCTTGAGTTAACCTCGATTTCGCTATCATCAGCCTCATCGATAATGGCCTCAATACGCTCTGTCAACTCATTAAGGTCAATATTGGTTTTGGTCTCCTCGATGCTCAAAATTAATTTGAGTACATCTTCCTTGGTGAACAATGAACC